AAATTACTTGCTCCAAAGGAGGACAGCAATGAATGAGTTGTACGATCAAGTTGAGGAACTGTTAGACGAACACCATGAGGCTGAGATCAGCGCTCTGTTAGGTATCTCTGATACAGTCGCTAAGCTAATGGTGAGGGATATCCGCAGTCACATCACTGACTGGAGACCTGAGCGAAGTGGAGATGTCTGGGCTATTTTCAGCGAAGACTATTCTGCTGAATACATAGACGCTGAAGGTAACTATCAATGCTTTGACACTGAAGCAGAGGCACTGGCATACATAAAGGAGATGTAGATGTACACGAAGATACAGGTATGGGGACACTGGCAGGATGATAAAGTGAGGTTCACTCGCACTGTTGCTGTTCTGCACAGCAATTCACAAGCCGCAATGGATGCCGCAATGGACGATGATGAGGTGTTCTTTGTTTTTGAAAAAGGTGAGCCTGTTATGGGAATGCATGACGGCTTCACCATCACCGAGAAGGAGGTGTGTTAATACTTTCTTCCCCTAGGGTTTGTCCCTATTCCATTCCATCAAACAGCAGATTTATAATGTAAACAGCAACGATTTTGTTGCACACTTTTCTAAAGGAAATATCATGGCTCAAAACCTAATCTTCTCACGCTCTTCAACCAACGGTGAACTGAGCGCTGACCGTATGAATTACTTGGCTCCTGCCATCTTCGCTGACAGCGTCAAGGACAGCCTGTCACCCCGCTATGCTCAGCTTCGTACCGCTGACGTTCTGCCAGTGCTTGCTGACCACGGCTTTGTCCCTGTTCAAGCCGCTCAGAAGCGGAGTCGTAAGACATCAGCTGAACACACTCAGCACATGGTTGCCTTTGCTCACCGTGACAGCATCCCCTCTGTGTCTGGGCTTGAGGCATACAACCCTGATGCTAGCCGAGGTGAGATCATCCTGTATAACAGTCACGATGGCACTGGCTCTATCAAGCTGTTTGCAGGAGCATACAGATTTATCTGTAGCAACGGCATCGTAGCAGGTGACGGCTACCAGTCTCGCCTCTACCACAACCAAGCCAACGTCAACAGCTTTGAGTTGATGCTCACCAACACAGTGAAGCGTTTGCCTGTGCTGTTGGAGCAGATTGAGAAGATGCGTGGCGTTCAGCTGACCCGAGATGCTCAGCGTGAGATGGCTACACAGTCAGCACTAACCCGTTGGAAGTGGACACCTGAGCAGGTTGAGGATGCAGTGATCAAGGGCAGCTTTGCCACTGGTCACACAGTGAGTAGCTTGCTATCTGTTAACCGCTTCGCTGACTACGAAGAAGATGCGTGGACTGTGTTCAACCGTATTCAAGAGAACGTCATCCGAGGTGGTGCGATGATCAAGAGTTTCAGTGAGCGTAATACTGATGGTGCCTACCGTAAGAGCCGTGCAGTTAACAGCGTGGCAGAGAATGTCCGAGTTAACCGTGAGTTGTGGGACATTGCAGAAAACATCTGCGAGATTGCTTAATTTTTAATCAACGGAGGGGCACTGTCCCCTCTGTCCTTGGAGGAAATACATGATGACTAATTCAGAATATTTCGCCCTTGACCAGTGGCTGTGCGATTACCCCGATGACATGACGTATGCTGAAATCATAGAGCGTCTGTCTGCCCCTAACGAATGGAGAGTGGACGACATCACGGTCTGGTACTTGGTTGAGAACAACACGACAGATCAAGTCGCACAGTTTATTGAAGATACTAAGGATGCACATGAACGTAGCCTCACATTTGGAGAACAGCAATGATGAAAGAACGAGCCGCTGATTGGGCACCAAGCGACAGCCTCCTTGACTTAGTGGTGGAGCAGTACAGACAAGATGACATGGACGGCGACGTAACAGCATTCTATGACTTGCTTGACCGTCTGCCACGGGAGGTGCTGATTGCGTATCTATCCAATAGCCGACAGCAAGATGCGATATTAACTGGCGTGATAACTGAAGAGGAGGTGAGCGCATGATTGAAGAGTTTCCCCGCAAGTATTACATCCAAACGAGAACTATACATGGATGGCACCGCTTGCACCCTGAGAACTACCCGTCCCTGATTGATGCGGTGTATGGGATGGAGCGGCACATTGACAGTATGTTCTTTGAACATGGAGAGATGTTGCCATCAGGAATATTCCGAATTGTTAAATGCAAACCAAGGAAATTAAAATGACAAACATTCAAGTTACATTTACACAGGATGGCATCACTATGGGGACTATACAGCTAAGCGCAGGTATGGCAACGCTGATTGATATTACTGATATCAATACAGTGTGTCAGACTTTTCGCACCAACTTTAACGCAATGGGTGAGCCTTTGGATTTTAAAATTGAATACACATCGGAGGATAATTAAAATGGAAAAGACATTCACCGTCACAATGTACAGTGACCCCTCTCATGCTTGGGCTAAGGTTAAGCGTCAAGTGTTGGTCAACCTAGGTATTGACAAACAGGTTAGTGAGTACAGCTACCAGTACAAGGACAACGTGTACCTTGAGGAAGACTGTGACCTGCACTTGTTGTATCAGCGTCTGCTTAAGGATGAAGTGCGTATGAAATTCGTTGAGAAGTATAGCGAAAATCCTAGCCGCATCCGTAGTTATGAAAGCTATCACCCATGAGGTCGGTGGTACTGGTGTGCTTGCTGACATTCAGTCAATCGTTGTGGGCACACAAGATTAACTTCAATGATATGCAATGCATGGCTGACAACCTACACCATGAAGCGAAGGTTGATGGGATGCGAGGCATGGAGGCGGTGGCATCAGTGGTGATGAACCGAGTACGTGACTCTCGCTACCCTGACACTGTGTGTGGTGTTGTGTATCAGCCTAGCCAGTTCAGCTGGACGTTGAAGAAGAGGCTCAAGCAGCTGAAGATTAAGCATGACTGGAAGACGTTAGCTGTAGCTACAATGGCACTGGACGGTAGCTTGATAGACAAGACAGGCGGTGCAACACATTACCATGCGGTGTATGTGACACCGTACTGGGGTAAGGTGTATGACTTCACGGTTCAGGTGGGGCATCATCTCTTTTATAGGAAACCATAATGATAAGTGGAATTGACATTGAGGATTGGGATAGAGGTGACCCTGTGCCTCTATATTCTGTGCGTCCTAAGACGTACATTGAGTGGTTAGGTGTCACGTATTGGTTTGATCATGTTGACGGTAGGGATTGCTACTGTATGAGATGGGATAACACAATTGTAAAGATCAGTGGGAGCGCAACAGTTGCTCCTCTATTTAAAGGAGAAAACAAATGACGTTTGATGATGTACGACAAGATATAAAAGCATTGCTAGACACACAGCTATATGATGAGCAGGAGGTGTTGGACTCCATCATCTACAGCTGCGTGATTGCTAAAGAGAAACTAGCACGAGAGCCGCAACCTATTGATAACGTAATGAGTAAGGTTAACGGATGACACGAGACCAAGTACTAGGTATGATCATTGGCTGTGCTGTAGGTGATGCCTACGGTGCGCCATATGAGTTCATGTCACCAGAAGATGTACGTCCAGCCAAGGGGTATAGCACTGGCGGTACACATGATGTCACCATCGGTGAGTGGACAGACGACACTGCTATGATGGTGGCGACAATGGATGCCTACATCACTCACCAAGAGTTTGATGCACAGGCTATCGCCAACAACTTTAAACTGTGGAAAAGCACAGGTAAGTTTGGTACACGAGGATATGTCTTTGACATAGGACAAACAACGGCGCAAGCCATAGATAGGATTACAGATGACACCCCTTATGCTAGTTCTGCTCACACATTTGCCAGTGGTAACGGCTCCATCATGCGAGTTGCCCCTGCCATTGCCGCTAACTTCAACAACCCCGCCAGAGCAATCGGAGAAGCAGTTGCTCTGTCCCTAATTACTCACGGTAACTCTGACACCATCACCTACATCTCTGCCTTTACGGACGAGGTGATACGTGGTACTAAGAACCCTGTCAATAAACTGTTGCGTCACTACGATGTGTACCAGACGTACAACACAGGCTCCATCATGCACAGCTACAACGTTGCTCACCTTGCCGCTCACTATGGCTCAGGCTTTGAGGGTGCGTTGATGGAGGCAGCTAAGCTAGGCTATGACACCGACACCAATTGTGCTGTCACTGGTATGCTTGTTGGTTCTTATATGGGGTATGAGAGTATCCCCAAACGTTTCTTAAAAGACTTACAGCAACATGATATGTTGTTAGACATGGCAAATAAAATGTACGACATAGGAGCAAGAGGATGAAGCCGTCATACCTGATGGAAGTTAAGCGTGGTGATGCCATCATCTACAGATACAACCCACCCAAGGATGCGATTGATGCGGGTGTTGTTAAGCGAGTGATGCTTGGCACTGACTTCACTGCTGCCTGCACCTACATTGAAGAGCAGAATGCTTTGATGTCTGAGTGGAGGAAAGAGCGTAAGTATTTAAAAGAACTAACAAGCAAGAGCAAAGTGTCTGACTTAATTAAAAGCTACACTGCCAGCCTGTCATTCACCAAGCTGTCTGCCAAGACGCAGAGTGACTACCTGTACTACCTCAAGTGCTGGTACAAGAGCAAGGTTGCTGGTGTGCTGATGGAGCAGGCGAAGCTCGGCAACATCGTGACACCTATGTGTCAACGTGTGTATGAGGAACACGCTGGCAATAGCGTTAGCCTAGCCAACCATAGCCTTGCTGTGTACCGTTTACTTTTTAATTATGCAATTAGGCACGGCTTTACACAATACAATCCATTCACTCATGTGAAGGGACAGAAGAAGCGTAGTCGCAAGGTGGTATGGGAGAGAGAACACGTTCGTGCTTTCCTTAACACAGCATTCAGTAAGTTTGAGTGGCGCAACGCAGGCTTGATTGTCAACATGGCATACGAGTGGGGGCAGCGTCTTGGTGATATGCGAACGCTGACATGGGATAGCTATGATGTAGAGACAGGGACACTAACCTTGACACAGAGCAAGCGAGGTGCTAAGATCACTATCCCCACCAGCACAGGACTACAAGCAATGCTTGCTCAACAACACGCAGACTTCGGATGGCAACCATACATTGCCCCTGTGCCTAAGTCTGTGAAGGGTAAGCTGCAACCGTATAGCTTAAACAAGCTGAGTAAGATTGGTAGTGTCATCATGCAAGAGGCAGACCTACCTGATGAGTTAACGTTGATGGATCTGAGGCGCACTGCCATCACTGAGATGGTTGATGTGGGTGTACCTATGTCATCCATCATGTCAATGTCTGGTCATGCAACACCATCTTCGTTGACACCGTACATTAAACACACACTGCGAAGTGCCACTAATGCACAGACCATGAGAGAATTTCCAACCAACTTAATGGAGAGATAAATGGAAACAGGAATTAAATTTGACACAGGCAAGCCAGAGTATGGGCTTATACCACCCAACGCCTTGGAAGAGATAGCCAAGGTGCTAACCTATGGCGCACAGAAGTACAGCCGTGACAACTGGAAGCAGGTGCCTGACAAAGAGCGCCGCTACTTTGATGCTATGCAACGCCACATCTGGGCACATAGACGAGGCGAAGTCAATGACCCTGAGACAGGCATGAATCATTTAGCACACGCTGCCTGTTGTATTCTTTATCTTGCAGAGTTTGATCTATCACCTGAGTTTAAACCTGCTGAGCGTAAAAAAGTTATCGTAAGGAGGTACATCAAATGATCATTCAATACATAATGGATAAGATTAACAGCCTTAAAGCCAACGCATTTGACGGTGTGGATTACCAACATGACCGTGACTTTAGTCGGCTTAAGAATCAAGGGGAGCGTGTATATAGGTTCGTACAGAATGGTGAGTGGACAACGCTGCGTGAGATCTCTGCTGCTACAGGCGCACCTGAAGCTAGTGTTAGCGCACACTTACGAGACCTACGCAAGCCTAAGTTTGGTGGGCATACAGTGGAGAAGAAGTATGCAGGCAATGGTCTATATCAGTACCGAGTTATCTTTGCTGACGTTACAGAAGATACACAACAAACCTTAAAATTTTAGGAACAATTATGACAGTAAAGCTTGTATGGTCAACACCCAAGGGTGAAGAACTTATTGCCTACATGGCACGGGTGTCAAACCCCAACAACCAAGACAACCCTGAGACAGCACCTAAGCTGTTGAAATACTTGATAAGAAATAAACATTGGTCACCATTTGAGATGGTCAATGTCTGTATGGAAATAAAATGCACCCGTGATATTGCACGACAGATCCTACGTCACCGAAGCTTCAGCTTCCAAGAGTTTAGCCAACGCTATGCAGAAGCATTTGATTGGGAGTTTGGTGAGGCACGGATGCAGGATGAGAAGAACCGACAGAACAGTTTACCCACGCAAGACCGTGAGCTTGAGCGGTGGTGGCATGATCAACAAGCTAGCCTCACAGCACAGGCAAGAGGTGTGTATGGTGCCGCACTGAATGCAGGCATTGCCAAAGAGGTTGCTCGTAAGGTGTTGCCAGAGGGACTGACAATGTCCACCATGTACATGAACGGGACGTTGCGTAGCTGGATGCACTACCTTGACATTCGCTGTAACATGGCAACACAGAAGGAACACAGGGTAGTGGCAGAGCAGTGCCTTGGTGTGTTGGTTAAAGAGTTCCCCTCTCTGTTTAATCTTCCCTCCGATGCATGGTCAGAAAGGATTGTGTGATGTTAAAAGCAGATGGGTTTGATTCAGCAGCCATAGGTACGGCGTATGTGCGTAACAATGATGTGCTTGTGTACTCAGTAGAGAAGTGTCTGGATGTGCTGATGCAACAAGGCATGACGATGGACGAAGCAGTGGACTACTTTGAGTTTAATGTGAGCGGTGCTTACGTTGGTGAAAGCACACCCATCTTTGTGTATGATTTAATGGGAGAGTTAGATGAAGGTTGATATCAACGACATTCTCAGTGAGGATTTTCAAGACATAATTGTCACCAAAGAATTAAAAAGAATTCATGGTTATATGAGAGAGTATCTAGAAAAGTATGAGGAAAAAGATCATGGGTTCATAGCTATATTCTCTACTGATGAAGAGGAAGACAAGGCGCAGATAGAAACAATGAGGGAGGCGCTTGAAATCTTGCTAAAGTATTATGGAGAAGAAGTATGAACGAAATGCAACAAGAAGAACGTGATGCTGAACTACGGGCGTATGTTAAAGAGTTTTTTGAAGGATATTTAAACCGTGTAGAGGAGAGTGATAACGGGAAAGAGTTTAACCCAATTACTATAAGCTGTTGTAGAGCGCTTATGCTAGAACCGCTGAACAATCTACTAAACAGAATGGCTGAATTGTCTGGAGCAGAAAGGAAGAACACATGACTGATACTATTGGAACATCAAAAGTAACATTAATCCGTGAGAACGAGGATGGTAGTGCAGACTTTCAATGCAACTTTTCACCAGAGGAATTAGATGCGTTGACTAGACTAGGTATATTAACCGCAATACAGGCGGGGATTGAGGATGCTAAAAAGCTAGACCCAGAAACATATAAAGACTGGCATAGTGAATTTGACCCTGAAGAACATGACCGATAAGATTAGTGGTGATGGTGTGGCAATGGTAGACCACAGCTACTACTGGCGTCCATTAGAGACAGCACCTCATGGTGTTAAGCTGCAACTGCTTAGCATCTACGGCGTGGCGTCTTATGGTTCGCTATCACCATCTATAATTGAAGAGGGCTTCTGGTCAGCATGGGCACCACTACCTAAGATAAAGAAAGAAAACAAATGACGTTTGCATTATTGCATCAACCGTGCGCTAACTGTAAGAGCAGTGACGGCCTCAGCTACAACGAAGACGGAAGTAGTATGTGCTTTGCTTGTAACGAATACACACGCCCTCCTGAAGATGAAGAATTTATTTTGCCTGTTAAGAAAGAGAAGCCTGTGAACGAAGCCTACCTGAAGCACTTGACCGATGGCAACACTGTGTCCATTACAGAGCGCCGCATCAGCCGCAACACAGCAGAGAAGTTTGGTGTGGTGCGTGATGGAGATCATTACTATTTCCCTTACTATACGCCGGCGGGTGACGTCACTGCCGCCAAGGTGAGGGGTGTTAAAGAAAAGACATTCGCCAGTGAAGGACAGTGGAGCAAGGGCACCTTGTTTGGACAGCAACTGTTCACCAGTGGTGGTAAGTATCTTACTATAGTTGAGGGAGAGTTTGACGCCCTTGCTGCTTTCCAATTAACAGGTAGCAAGTACCCCGTCGTGTCCATCCGCAACGGTGCAACCAGTGCGCTCAAGGATTGCAAGGCACAGTATGAATGGATTGATTCCTTTGAGAACATCGTCATCTGCTTTGACAACGACAAGCCGGGTAAGGATGCGGCAAGAGAAGTGGCTGAGTTGTTTGGTGCTAAGAGTAAGATCTTTAAACACGAAACAGATTACAAAGATGCTTGCGATTATTTAGCTGAGAGCAAGGAGGCTTTGTATGTACAGCAATGGTGGAGGGCTGAGGCTTACACCCCTGACGGTATTGTTTCAGGCACCAGCTTGTGGGACTTGGTATCACAGCCGCTTGAACCAGCACAGTGTCAGTACCCTTGGGTAGGACTGAACGAATTAACTTATGGTATTCGGTACGGTGAGTTGGTGACGATAACTGCCGGAAGCGGATTGGGCAAGAGTCAACTGTTGCGTGAGATCGTATGGCACTTGTTACAACATACCAAAGACAACGTTGGCTTGATGTTCTTGGAAGAAAGCATTCGTAAGACAGGCTTGTCGCTCATGAGCATGGCGGCTAATGTACCTATGCACCTGCCTGACACACCCACCAGTGATGCAGAACGCAAGACGGCATATGACGCAACGCTAGGCACAGGTCGTGTGTTTTTGTTTGATCACTTCGGTAGCACCAGTGTTGACAACATCGTTAACCGTGTGCGCTACATGGCTAAGGCAATGAACTGCAAGTATATCTTTGTTGACCACATATCCATCATTGTGTCAGCACAGGAGAGCGGCGATGAGCGCAAAGCGATTGACGAAATAATGACAAAGCTTCGTATGCTTGTACAGGAAACCGACATTGCTTTGTTTGCTGTGTCCCATCTGAAGCGTCCTGAAGGACGAGGCCATGAGGAAGGGGCAGCTACATCACTGGCACAGCTACGAGGCAGTGGATCTATTGCACAGCTAAGTGACATTGTTATTGGCGCTGAACGTAACGGTCAAGCTGATGACCCTATTGTTCGCAACACAACCCACGTGCGTGTGCTGAAGAACCGCTTCAGTGGACAGACAGGACCTGCTTGTCACTTGCTCTATACCAAAGAGACAGGTAGAATGCTGGAGTACAACGAGCCAGAAGAAGACGAACAAACATTTTAAGGAACAAGATGCGGGTCTACTTAGACATAGAAACAAACCTTGCACACGACACCATATGGATGTGCGCCACTAAGAAAGGTGACGAGGTGTTGGTGTGGAGAGATGCAGATAACTTACAGGAGTATTTAAATGGATTTGTTTTGGTTGCTCATAACGGCATCGGCTTTGATTTTCCTCTACTAAAAAAACTGTGGGGCATAGAAGTTGCTGATGACTTACAACGGGACACGTTGGTGATGTCTCGGTTATACAATCCTGAACTACTAGCACCTGAAGGTAGCAAAGCTAAGCCGCACAGTCTTGAAGCATGGGGCTTACGCCTCGGTGATTACAAGGGTGGCTTCACAGACTTTGATGCTGGCTACAGCAAAGAGATGGAAGACTACTGTGTACAAGACGTACACGTGTTAGAGAAGCTAGACCTGATGCTGGAGCAGACAATGCAAGAGCTGAAGTTTAGCGAGGAAAGTATTGTTATTGAGCATAAGGTTGCTCAGATTTGTAAGGGAATGGAACGCAATGGATTTGCACTTAACATTGAGAAGGCTCAGGTCTTGCTGGCAACTTTGTCAGGTGAGATGGTGGATATTGAAACTGAATTTCAAACTGTTTTTCCTCCGATCATTACGGAACGTATTAGCGAAAAGACCGGGAAGAAATTAAAAGATAAAGTTACAGTCTTTAATCCGGGTAGTCGTAAGCAGATTGCTGAACGTCTTATTAACAAGGGTGTGAAGCTAACAAAGAAGACAGAGAAGGGCAGCTTCATCATTGATGAGAAGGTGCTGGAAGGTATTGATCTACCAGAGGCTAAGATCTTTGGGCGCTACCTGATGATTCAGAAACGTGTAGCTGCTGTCAGTAGCTGGCTTGATCTTGTTGGTGATGACGGTCGTGTGCATGGGCGAATCATAACTAATGGTGCTGTCACTGGCAGAGCTACACACAACACGCCTAACATGGGGCAGGTGCCAGCAGTGGGTAAGCCTTATGGCGCTGAGTGCAGGGCTATGTTTGGTGTTGCTCCCGGCATGGTGCAGGTTGGTGTTGACTTATCTGGGATTGAGCTGAGATGTCTTGGGCATTATCTTAATGATCAGGAATGGATTGATGAGCTTTTAAAAGGTGACATCCACTGGTTCAATGCACAAAGCTTTGGGCTTGTGGCTAAAGGCACTGTCAAAGATGACAGCAACCCTGAGCATAAGACAGCCCGTAACCGTACCAAGACGCTGACATATGGTGTGTTGTATGGAGCAGGTGCAGCTAAGGCCGGGTCTATTGTTGGAGGCAACAGCACACATGGTAAGAGATTGATTGATAGCTTTGTTAATAACACACCGGGGCTTGCCGCATTGAAGACAAAGATATCTAAGTTTGCAAAGAAGGGACACTTACCCGGACTTGATGGACGTAGGGTTTGGATTCGTAGTGAACACGCTGCATTAAATACTTTGTTGCAATCTGCAGGTGCAATCATTGCCAAGCAGTGGTTGATTGAATGTGACAAAGCATTGACTGAAGCTAATGTTCCTGCGAAGTTAATGGCGTGGGTGCATGATGAGGTGCAGTATGAAACAGCACCAGAAAATGCAGACACATTAAAAGAAATTGTAGAAAAAGCTGCCACAAAAGCAGGCATTGTGCTACAATTTAGATGTCCTGTTGATGCCGAAGGAAAGATCGGAATTAATTGGTACGAGACTCACTGAGTCATTTTGTTTTTGATTGGAGTTTATTATGAGTGAAGAAAAGCAACGCATTAAGATTAATGCTGATGTGTATTGGGCACAGTTGAATAAAGTTAATGATATGTCAGGAAAGTATCAAGTTAACTTGTGTAACCTATCTGATAAAGCAGCTGATGCTTTGGAATCTATGGGTCTATCTATTCAGGAAGACGCCGAGAAGAAAGCAGACATGGGTAAGTACGTTACTTGTAAGAGTAACAGACCTATTCGTGCGTATGATACGGATGGCGAGGAGCTTGATACGCTCATTGGTAACAAGAGTCGTTGCAAAGCGCTTGTCAGTACGTATGATTGGACACACAAAAACAAGAAAGGTAAAAGCCCTTCGTTGTTGAAGCTGGTCATCACAGACTTGGTTGAGTTTGCTGGTGGTAACGAGATGAGCGCTGACGAAGAAGCTCTGTGATTGCCCTGCTTGACAGCGATATCCTTGCCTACCGCATTGGGTTTGCCTGTGAAGCAGAGAGTGTCGGTCTTGCTCTTTCTAGATTAGATAAGATCATCACCGACATTCTTCTAGACTGTGATCATGGAGACTTCTTCTATGATGAGTGGAAGCTTTTCTTAACTGGTAGTAATAACTTCAGGAAAGAGATAGCAACCACCGCAGTCTACAAAGGCAACCGCACTGCGCCTAAGCCGCAACATCTACCTGCTTTACGTAAGCATATGATTGAGCAGTGGGGAGCAGTGGTGGCAGAGGGGGAAGAAGCTGATGACGCAATAGCGATTGAAGGAACTAAGTATGGTGATTCATGTATTATGATATCGCTGGACAAAGACTTTGATCAGATACCCGGATGGCATTACAACTTTGTAAAGAAGAAACACTACTATGTAGATCAAGCACAGGGTGATCGTTTCTTTTATACACAGATACTCACTGGCGATAAGGCAGATAACATCATAGGTTTGTTTAGGGTTGGTCCTGTTAAGGCTGCGAAGCTATTAGAAGAGACAACAACTGTTAAAGAAATGTATGATGCTTGTGTCAAAGCCTACGATGGTAATGCTGACAGGGTGATAGAAAATGCAAGACTTTTATGGCTAAGAAGATATGACAACGAATTATGGGAACCTCCCGCAGACTAACCTAGAAGGTGATGACGTTGTTATTGTCTTACGTCCTAAAAAGAAAGATGGTGAGTGGACAGGCTTGTATGACATTATCCAGTCAGTGGTGGAGCCATCCACACTGGCAGGGAAAGATGCGTACAGTGTTGCGTTCACTAGCTTGCTCATGGCTTTGTTACCTCAGTACCTCAGCGAAGATGAAGACTTCAATGACCACTACATAGAGTACATTTTTGCTGAACACGCTGATCTTGTAGAACAGTTATTAGAGAAGCACAACCTTGTTAAAGATATGTTGCAAGGATTTACTGGAAAGTTACATTGATATGAAAGTAGTTATTAAATTCTCCTTGACTGTTGAGGAAGCAGATCTCCCGATCTCTTTCCTTGATGATCAATACTTTGCTGAAGTGTTACGAGAGAACATTGAAGATGTTTTTTTAGGAGCTGACATCTCTGACTTCACAATTGAAGATGTCACAGTGGATGTAAAGGGAGAATGATATAGCTGCGAAGAAGAAACCAGTAGAGAAACCGTACAACGGTGGTACTTGGACAGCCTCTCGTATGACCAGCTTTATCAAGGGAGGCTTACGAACCCTGTCAAGGAAGTGGCCTCAGAAGTACGAAGCAATTAGCTTGGCTAATGTAGGTAGGCGGTTTGATCCGAAGACAGGTAAAGAAAGTTATCGCTACAAGTGTGCTGCCTGTGGTAATATCTTTAAGTCAACGGAGATTCAAGCAGATCACATTGATCCTGTAGTGTCGGTGGAAGATGGATTTATTGATTGGAATGAATATATCAAGAGGCTGTTCTGTGAGGCGGACAACTACCAAGTTCTTTGTGTAGCTTGTCACGGAGTTAAGACCGACAATGAGCGTAAGCAGAGGAAAAAGAAATGAAGATAGAAATTGATGATGAGTATGCAGATGAGGTGGTGGCAGCAATACTGCGTGAGATCTACGTTGATTCTTTATATGAGATCAAGATGGACGATAGACACACAGATGATCTAGAATGTTTAGAGGAGCTTATCATTCATATCCCTCCTGTGCTTTCCTACCTCATGCCAACAGGAGCTTACGAAGAGTTTATGCAACGTGTTAAGGAGATGAAAGAAAATGATTGATGTAGATGACTACCAAGTTAAGGCAATGAAGTTTCGTTTGCCCTCAGCCAATGGAACCTATGCGTTATTAAACCTCGCTGGTGAGGCCGGAGAAGCCCTTAGCTTGGCAGCAAAGTTTATTAGGGATGGTGACCAGTACCCTGAAGACTATCGTAAGAGCATGAAGAAAGAACTAGGCGACATCATGTGGATGGTAGCTGCTGTCGCTAAGGATCACGGCCTGTTAATGTCTGATATTTGCCGAGGAAATCTGGACAAATTGCAGAGCAGACAGGACAGAAATGTCATAAATGGTAGTGGCGATGAGCGCTAATTTGTGCTATAACTAAACTCCACCAGCAGCTTCGGCTGCTTTTTTAATCACTAATACAAAGGTACTAATGTCTATAACAATTGACCCCTCTCGTGATAGCTTATTTGATACTTTAGGACTACAACGTCTTAGAGAAAGCTACATGATGGAAGAAGAAACAAGCCCTCAAGAAAGGTTCGCTTATGTATCACAAGCTTTCTCCTCTAATCCTGAACATGCTCAGCGGCTTTACGAGTATAGCTCTAAGCATTGGCTGTCTTATAGCACTCCCATTCTTTCTTTTGGGCGCAGTAAGCGTGGCCTACCTATTAGTTGCTTCCTCAATTACATGGATGATAGCGCAGAAGGTTTGGTCAATAACCTGTCTGAGACTAACTGGCTTTCAATGCTTGGAGGTGGTGTTGGTGTCCACCTTGGTATTCGTAACAGTGACGATAAATCTACTGGGGTGATGCCCCACCTTAAGATGTATGATGCAAGCTCTCTGGCATACCGTCAGGGGCGCACACGGAGAGGAAGCTATGCTGCATTCTTGGATGTTAGTCACCCTGACATTACTCAGTTTTTGGAAATGCGTAAACCTACTGGGGATCAAAATCTACGCACCCTCAACCTCAATCATGGTATTAATATCAGCGATAAGTTCATGGATATTATTGAGGTATGCATGAAAGACCCAGAGGCCAATGATGACTGGCCTTTGATTAACCCTGCTAACGGTGAAGTGGCTGAGGTGGTGAGCGCTAAAGGGCTGTGGCAGAAGATGCTTGACCTGCGTATGCAGACAGGTGAGCCATACTTCATCTTCATTGACACCGCCAACCGAGCCATGCCTCAGTGGTTACAGGATAAAGGACTGAAGATCAACGGATCTAATCTGTGTACTGAAATCTTCTTGCCTACAAGTGCTGATCGCACAGCAGTATGCTGCTTGTCTAGCCTTAACTTGGAGTACTATGATGACTGGAAAGAGGTGGAGAAATTTATCCCAGATGTTATGGAGATGCTTGATAACGTTCTTCAATATTTTATTGATAACGCCCCTAATCATATTCACCGGGCTATTCTTTCTGCTACCGCTGAGAGGTCTGTTGGACTGGGCACTCTAGGATTCCATGCCTACCTACAGAAAAACAATTTACCTATTGATGGTGTGATGGCAAAGCTCACCAACAAAGATATCTTTAGCCACATTAAAAAGGAGTGTGAACGTGCAGACGCTGATCTTGTTATTGAAAGAGGGCCTTGCCCGGATGCAGCTAGCGCTGGTATGCTGCGTAGGTTTAGCCACCATATGGCTATTGCTCCCAATGCTTCTTCCAGTCTTATTATGGGTAACACTTCGCCATCCGTGGAACCGTATAGAGCAAATGTTTTTAGGCAGGATACCTTAAGTGGAGCATTTGTATACCGCAACCGCTTCCTTACTAAACGCCTTGCTGATCTTGGTATGGACGATGATGACACTTGGTCTTCTATTATTGCCCACGATGGTAGCATCCAGCATCTGGATGTCCCAGAAGATCTGAAGGAAGTATTTAAGACAGCAATGGAGATTGACCAGCGATGGTTGGTGGAGCTGGCAGCAGATCGCCAAGCCTTTGTGGACCAAGGCCAGAGTATTAATCTATTCTTCCAACCAAACACAACCATTGCCTACCTACATGCTGTACATTTTATGGCGTGGAAGCAGGGGCTGAAGAGCCTGTATTACCTACGCTCTGACAAGGTGCGTAAGGCTGATAAGGTGGGGGCGCAGATCCAGCGCCAACGTATTGAAGAAACAATTGACATGACAGCCATTGCTAATGGTGAAACATGTCTAGCATGTGAGGGTTGATGATGAAGATGCTTAAATTTTATGCACAGTGGTGCGCTCCATGTAAAGCACTAAGCCTTGTTATGGAGAAGGTCAATCATAATATTCCTGTGGGGTATATTGATATTGAAAAGGAAAGAGATGTTGCTGTTTACTACGGCGTTAGATCTGTTCCTTTGTTGCTGTTGATAGACGAGAACGATAATATTATTAACCGTCACAACGGTGCGATGACTGAAGATGAGTTTAAGAAATTTATAAAGGTAAAAGATGACTAACAAAAAACCACAACTAACTGAAGATCGCAACACATTCAAGCCGTTCAAGTACCCTTGGGCATATGATGCTTGGCTTCAGCATGAGCAGAGCCACTGGCTGCACACTGAGGTGCCTATGGGTGAAGACCTGAAAGACTACCAGAATAAACTGAAGAAGGAAGAGAAAGAATTCCTTACAAAGATCTTACGCTTCTTTGTACAAGGGGACTTGGACATTGGTGACGGCTACTACACCCATTACCTGCCTGTGTTTAAGCAGCCAGAGGTGCGGATGATGATGTCAGGCTTTGCTGGTCGTGAAGCCCTACACGTTGCTGCTTACGCCCACCTGATTGAGACCCTAGGCTTGCCTGAGAAGACCTACAACGAGTTCCTACAGTACGGTGAGATGGTGGAGAAGCATGACTACTACCAGAACCTAGGCGATGCACCAATGGCAGAGAAGATTGCCACGATTAGCGCCTTTGGTGAGGGGATGCAGCTGTTCTCTAGCTTTGTTATGTTGCTCAACTTCGCCCGTCACGGCAAGCTTAAGGGACTAGGTCAGATCATTGCTTGGTCCATCGTGGATGAGACGCAACACGCTGAGGGTATGATCAAGGTGTACCGTGATTGGGTTAAACAGAACCCAGAAGAAAGCAGCAGTGACCGCATCAAAGAGATTGCTCAAGAGATGGTGGCGCTGGAAGACAAGTTCATTGACCTCGCCTTCGGTATGTACGAGGTTGAAGGACTGACAGCAGAGGAAGTAAAAGAATACATCCGCTACATTGCTGACCGTCGCTTGATCAGCATGGGCATGAAGGGTGTGTTCAAGATTAAGAAGAACCCTATGCCTTGGGTTGATGGAATGCTTGGTGTTAGTCACACAAACTTCTTTGAGCAGCGTGTCACAGATTATTCTAAAGGTGCCACTAAAGGTACATGGGATGATGTGTGGGGTAAGGCAGCTTAATGTGTTACAATATTTCTTTTTGAAAGCTTTTTATGATACGATTTGCACTAAGGCAAGGTATTGGATTTGACATTGAATACAATGATGAAATCTGTTATATTGCTATAGGAGAAGACGGTCGTGAAATGATGTTGGGATTTAATGGCATGATCATTAAACTCCCTTTCATTCAGATTGATTGGGGTGAGATGTATGAATTGGAGATTAATCAGAAATGAGCGATAACAAACCAAGAGTTTCGTACCAGTTTAAGGAAGGACACTATGCCTTCTTTAAAGGTAAAATGAATAACCTACATCACCCCGAATCACATCGGGGCAAAGAATGGCAGCGGGGTTTTGACAGAGCCTATTTTGAAAACTTAGATAGGATCACTCGCCATGCAGAACAAAAGGTTTGATAAAGAATTGTTTGACAAGTACGACAAGATGGGACGAGACATTGTCAAATCCTATGTCGGACAGTGGGGCATGGTTGCTGAAGATAACCCTGATAGATACGGTGTAGACCTGAATCTATATGCCGAAGGTAAGCTGGTAGGGGTTGCTGAGGTTGAGGTGCGAAACTCTTGGAAGACTGTAGAGTTTCCTTACGAAGATCTTAATGTACCCCACAGAAAGAAGAAGCTGTTAGAGAATGACATTGACACCTTCTTCTTCTCCATCAATGCTGAAGGGTCTGCCTTGTTCTTCTGTAAAGCAGAAGATGTGCTGTCATCAGAGGTGAAAGAAAGCCGCAACAAGTATGTTTATAAAGGGGAACACTTCTACAAAGTCCCCCTTGATAAGCTTACTCATGTAGCTTTGTAACTGTCCCTAGCTCAATCGGATAGAGCAACAGCCTTCTAAGCTGTAGGTTGCTGGTTCAATTCCAGCGGGGCAGGCCATTACTTCCTGCTAGCCAGTCCACCCTTTGCCAACTTAGAAGCTGCTTCTTGGATGGCTCTGGTGGCTGGTACTCTGTTATCTGATTTACGGATATCATCCATGTTGTCTGCAATCTTACGCAGCAGCTTAGCTCTCTCCACAGACCCCTGCTTCTCTAACACATCTGCAATGTTTCGCAGTGGGGTGGGATACAAAGGTGAAGCAGCCACCCGTGCTGTGTACTGCTGACCCATCCCTGTCTTTGTTGATGTGATCTTTGCAGCTGCAGCGTAGGATTTAAACAATTCACGCACAGCTTTGTATGAATTATTAGCAGCGATCCTCTGCTCTTTCTCTGGGAGTGCTTGGAATTTCTTAGTGTCGTTAGCAACAGCTGCATATGAGTTATACATCTGTATAGCTGCACTACGCTTCTCAGCAATCGGCTCATAATCAGCAAGCTTACTTGCCGCAGACTCATCTGCTTTGTTAATCATCAGCTTGTCTGCTTCAACAAATGCATCCTCTGTTTCATTCATGTTACCTGTGCGAGGTAGAGATAATGGGCGAGTTGATAAGGGGTCACCACTAATGCTCTGAGCAATGACATCCAAGTCTTGATTGTTATAAGCTTCTCTAGGCATGTTTACACGGCTGAACAAGTAGTCAGCATAAGGCATCTTTGTAGAAACAATAGCTGACGGGTCTCTTCCACCAAAAGAACCTGTATTAAATTGCAAGTTTAAGTCTTTGGTGAAAGACGGAGCAGCCACTTCCAGCTCTGTCTGTTTAAACCTTTCTCTTTGTGGTTTAGCAAAACCTGACTTAGCCAATCCTTCTGCTCTATTTGGATTACCGTGGAAGAGTTCAATCGGAGGTGTGTCTTTGTACTTAACACGAAGACGATCTAGTTCCTTTTGTTTCTTCTGTGCAAGATCTTTAAACAATGATCTATCTTTTGCTTTACTTGGGTCAGCTTCTCTTTTATTTAATACTCTAAAGTCACCTTGTGTGATACCAATAACAGAATCTTCAACACCTTCTACCTTTAGCTTAGGGAATCGTTGTGTACGAACCTCACGTATCTGTTCAATCATATCATTACGATCATTCAGATTGTTAATTGTTTTCAACGGACCTTTGATTGCACGGTCGGACACCATAACAACAGGCTCTTCATCAACAGGCTGCATCAAACCTTTAGTAGTTGGCGGAGCTTCGGCTTCCTTCTGTGCAACAGTCTTGGTAAAGTCGTAGGCACCTTCATCATCTATGAAGTCAAAGATGCTGCCAGCACCGGGGTGTGGTTCGTCATCTACATCTTTGCCCATGTGAATAAACACAGTGTTGTCATACTTCTCTGGGTGGTTCTTCTTTAAGAACTCCATTGAAGAAGCACCCTCAAACTCTGAAGCCTTTGCTTCAGCAGCAGCAACTTCTTCTGGTGCATACTTAGACAAACCACTGACTTGTATTGTGGAAGGAGGTATCGCTTCTTCTGTTTGCTTAGCTAGCGATGCTTCAATTTCTGGGGCTACAGGGGGCGTAGCTTTGACGGCAGCTTTTTTCTGCATCTCTTCCATCAGATCTGCTGATGTCTTCTTGCCTGAAGATTTAACCAATCCTTTTAAAGCTGCTTTACCTACAAAGCCGCCAGCAGCCATCTCTATAGCTTTCATTTTTTTCTCGTACACATCTATAGCCATGTAGTCTTTCGCTTTTTCCAGCGTTACACCATCATGATCATCAGCATACATCTCATTGATAAGCATCCGCTTTTCTTGAGAGAATTTATTGTATTTATTTTTATACACTTTCTGTATATCAGCGGCCTTGTATGTACCATTGACAATCTTCTTAGCTATAGCTGTGCTACGGTTAATACTGCTTTTTAAAGCAAGGCGTTTCTTCAGCGGGGATAATGCTTGATATGTAGGACTCTTAAGTGTATTACCAACATTTCTCATCACTTGATTGTTAGCTTCCTCAGTATATAAACGGTCGTATTCTTTATCACCAGAGGGACTACCATACAAACGCCAAGCCTCAAAGTTAAGTTTGGCAACTTCCCTTTCAATAGGATTTTTATATGGATCTTTTCTAAAACCAACTAAGCGGTTAAAGAACTGACCTTCTCTAATGATAGGTCCTTCACGTAACCGAGGTATTGCTTCAGGTAAATCTTCTTTCCATCCGGGAATCCTAGACTGTATACGTTTCTTTACAGCGTCTGTATTTATAAGAGGTAGGTCACCCTCAAAACCTAAAGCGTTTACTGCCGGTCCTACAATTGGTACATCTTTAACTCTAACAGTAGCGTCTGTATCAATAACATTAGGGTCACGGGCAACAGCCCCTTCTTCGTTAATTAAATCATACAAGTCATAGAAATTTTTAACGACAAAAGGTTGTGTAAATCTAGTAGCAAAATCACCAAACATCTTACCAACAGTTATAGCCCACTGCTCTGCTTCTTTTTCTGTATCAATAGAAGCAATAAGCTGATCTGCTATTACGTTTTGAGAACCTGCTGGCATCTTCATGCCGACAACAGCTTGATAAGCGTCTGATATTTTATATGGAACACCTTGTTCAGCCCGTGCGAATAAGTCAGCAACAGCAAAGTAAGGAGCAAGAGGGAACAAGGCACGAATATCTGTAGTGCTTCCATCATCATTCTTAACGTTGTACCACTCTGTATCTAGATTATTCATCCTGTAATCGTATGCAGCCATCAGACCACCAAGTCCAACACTGCCTTGCATAACTTTTAAATTACCGTCCCGCAAAGCTTTTGTAGCTTTGTCTGTTTCGCCTGCATTTTTAGCAATAATGTATTTAGCATAATCAGAGCCACCTCCTACAAGACCTCCGATAGGACTATATCTATACTGGAAAGCCATAGCATTAGCCATAAATCTAGGGAAAGGAATAGCTAATGAGCTGCCGGGCCATTGCTCAATAAGACGAATAATCCTCCCGGCTCCTGCTTCAAAGGCTCCTTCTATACCTCTCTTGCCGGGCTTAGGCATATAACTAAACGAAGCTTTTAGTGCATCATCAACAGCACGGCTAAGGACTGCTGTAGGAATTAGCTTACCTTCCTGTATCATCTTGTACATATCCATGCCTTGCCTACGCATACTTGTCTCAACGGAGGCAGTGAAGATAGCTCGTCTAAAGAATACATCCTGTGCTGTGTTTAGTACGTTAGCCATCTTACCTATACGAGAGATATCTCTGTTAGATGTTTCTTGTAAAGCACTAAGTAGGTTGTTGCGTAGGGTAGGAGAATGCTCTAGCAGAATGTCAGTAACCTCACCAGCCAGTCCGTTCTTTTTCATGTATACAAAAGTGCGGGTAGCATCTTGGAGACTGCCAGCTAAAGAATCTGCTGCTCTCTTAAAACCTTTACCTTGAACTCCATCTTTAACTGCAACACCTAAAGAATAAAGAAGACCTTCCATGATATCAGAGCCAGACTTAGCAGTTAGACCTATAGCAGTGCCTGCAACGTTACGCATAGTGGTATCAACGCCACTGGTAATCCACGCCTTACCTTCTCTCTCTACACGGTTGACTCCATTTAAACCAGCACGGAATATTTCCCAAGCTCCTGTAGATTTCTCATCGTAGAGGTCCTTCATTTGCTTATCAAACTCAGGATCAGCACCTCTAAGTCTTTTCATCAATTGAGATGCATTAGAGTATTGCTGCATAATTCTAGCAGCATCGGACACCGTCACCTTATTTGCCGCAGCAAAGTCAGCAGGGGTTAATCCCTCCGCACGAATAGCTCTTTCTAACACAGCATCATCAATGGTATCTAAAGAAGCAAACACCCTCTCAATAGCATCACTTGTTTTCTGTGATGGCTTAATCATAAACTCAGGGTCATCTTGAATGACACGCAACGCAACACGCACAGCTCTGCCACTAAGTTCAGTGGCAATCTTAGCGTCCACCATAGCGCTGGCTGGTCCAAACTGATCTAGTATCTTAGCGCCTTCTTTCTTCACGAAGTTAGAAACTTCTTCATCAATCTGTTTATTAACAGGATCAATTAGTTTCTTCTCCAAGGAAGTAACAGGAGATGTAGGTGACTGAGGAATAACTTCCTCTGCTCTTTTCTTTAACTCTTCTTTAAGAAAGCCTTCTTTTGGTTTTGTTCTAGTAGCGGCTTTACCACCAGCATAACCAGCAGTGGCTCCAGATAGAAGCATAGCAGCGCCTACTCGCCAAGGGTTAAGCTCATCCACCTCTTCACCCGCTGCCTCAGACACTGCTTGTTGAATGCGCTGATCAACAATATCTCCACCACCGCCAACAAGAGCTTCAGTGGCTACAGATGTACCAATAGTGGTGGCTTTCTTAATGGCTTCAGAGGTGGCTTTACTTACTGCAACGCCAGCCCCTTTACCAAAGATAAAACCTAGGTAGTTTAGAGGGTCAGTTACAATTGCTTTAACAGCATCAGCATAAGGACGGAAACCTGCCTGACCTCCCTTCTCAGTGACGCCTGCTGTTTCTTGGTACACCTTATGGACAAGAGCGGTCTTTGCCGCATCCTCTGGAGAAGCGTTGCGGATGTAGTTAAGCTCAGGTAATGCTTCCATGAGAACGTTAAGCTCTTTCCCTCTCATGCTCTCCATCCAATCAGCCACGAATTCTTGTCTAGTTTCGGTGGTCTTCTCACCACGTCTCATTCTAATTAAGTCTTCGGTTGTAGCAGTGCGATCAGATTCCAGATTAGTTATGTCACCTTTAAACTCACGGCCTGATCTAGCTTTAGCGTAGTCTTGGATAATATTAAACAGATCATCCCTTTGCCATAAGTCATCAAACGTGTATGTAGAAGGGGCGCTCTTTTCTGGCTCCATATCCATACCAGCAAACTCGCTAGTGGGGTCAATGGGCATGAAGCCTGCTGTAGGTACGTCAGAGGTGGTTGCTACAGGTGTTTCGTTTAACTGGCGAAGTTCTTGTTCATAGTCAACTGGCTGCTCTGTTTTAGTTTCGGTGGTCTGCTCACCACGCCTCATGCTAATTAAGTCTTCGGTTGTAGCAGTGCGATCAGAGTCAAGACTCAGTTGGCGTAGCTCTTCCTCGTAATCAACAGCCTGTTCTGCTTCTAAATTCCGCAGCTCTTCTTCGTAGTTAATATCTGCCATAGCTTATTCTCCTATTATGGCATATCCATTTTTTTTCATATCTTCCATGATTGTAGCTACATCTGTTGGTAAGGTATTATTACGGTTTTCAGCTCTCTTAGCTGCCATTTGTCTAATTTGGTCCATTGTAACTTTTTTCTCTTGAGGAGCTTCCTGTGCTGCTGGTGCTGCTTGTCCTGTCGCTGGCGGTAACACCACCTTTGGCTTTTCTTGTCCATCGGTATTAGGATCAGCAGAAGGCATAGGCGTAAAGATTGGTCTACCTTGATCATCAAAAGGTATTAGCATGGAGCGCAGAGCGGTAGCTACGTCTGTGTTAACAGGCACACCATTTTTATCTAGGTAAGGCTGTGCCATTTTCTCAATAACAGATCTTGCATAATCGTTCACTTCTTTTCTCTTCGCAGAATCTTGACCGATATAGTTGTAAGTACCACTACCATCTGGTAATGTCTCAATGATTAGATCTTTTGACTGCTCTGGACCAAATTTTTCATTGAGCGCTCTAGACGCAGTGCTAGAGAACAGTCGTGCTAATATACTAACAGTAGGAACACCGCTGTCTTCTTTCTTGCCCTTAGCTTCAATAGCTAATACTCTGTCGTATTCTTTTTCAGCTGCTGCTCGTATCTCTGGTGTTTCACCATTTAGCATAGTCATCTTTAAAGCACCAACAGTTGAAGCCCAGTTAGCTTTGTCTGGGTCAAGAGTATCTTTAATTGTTCGTAAACCATCGTAGGTATTCTTAGCTGAGAGAGCTTGCTCACTATCTTTACCATATTCAGAAACAGCATCAGCATATGACATACCTGCTTCTTGTAAACGCCCTTCAATTGTTTTCTTCTTCTTCAAGAACCCCGAAGAAACACTACCCATAGAACCTAAGTCAGAAACAGGGGCAGCGCCTTCTGCATATGCGTCCAGCTCGTCAGCACCCACACCATACTGCTCAGCGTACATCTGTCTTTTTCTTTCGCTGGGAGAAACATCAATGAAACCAAGCAGTTTATTAGTCTGTCCTTCAGCCGGTTTCACTTCACCAACTTGTGGCTGCACTCTCTGTTGCACCAAGTCCATTGCTGTTGTAAATTTTTCAGGCATCTCTCCAACTTTTACATAGTTAGATAAGATATTAGCTTTCTCATCATCACTGAAGCCCTCTTCATGAGCCTTCATCAAAGTGTCGTAGTTAGTCTCGGTACTGATAGCAGCTGCTATTTGCTGTTCCGTCGCCATAGGGTAAACAGAGCTAAAGTTTTTAACTCTAGTTTCATAAACCTTTCTTAACTCGGAGGCTTCTTTCTGCCGTGTCAATCTGTTAGAAGCGGCTAAGTTAAAACGATTAGAAAGAATCTTTTCTTCTTTTTCCCGCTCATCTTCAATACGAGTGGCTAAAGTTTTAGCGAAGCCTGTAGCAAAACCTTTTAAATTAATCCCCATTATTTTCTCCTCTTGCCATCAAGCCTTTTGGCTGAGGTTCTTCTTTATCCTTAACAGAAGATTTTACTTCTGCAATAATTTCTTTTAACATTTTTTCACTAACAGCTTTAGGTTTCTTTGAATCTTCAGGGGTAGTTTTATAACCAACACCACTGATATCGCCAATAGTCTTAATGATCTCAGCAATAATAGGGAAGGCAATTAAACCAACATCAACAGAGTGGATGCCTTGCATTACGGATGCCTTCATAAACGTGTTAGCTAAGTCTGTTACAGTGGCATCTCTAGAAAGAACGTCAGCGATGCCGTCAACAGCCTCATCGCTTGTTAAGCGTTCTGTGTAGAAGTCTACGACATCAGCAAGTTTCACGTACTTTGGAGGCTGCTCCCAAGGATAATTACCCGGCTCACCTGTTAGTGACATACCGGGTACGGGGTTAGTATTGAATACAAGATCAGCGTCCATTGATCAACTCCTGTTTTGTTTTTCTAATCATAGAGATATAATTAGCAACCTGACTGTCTGTGTCAGTGCCTTGTTTTGTTTTTGTTGGTATCTTGGAAGGAGACAGTAAACCAGAAGCTGGTGTTTTCTTTACTTTCGGATCTTCAGCAAGCATGCTGTCAATCTTCTTCATATACTTAGAATAGTTTTTCATAATTATTAACTTGTTACAACAGCAGCAACCACACTTCCGATTGCGTTCCACAATGAGCCATCCTCAGCAGAACCTGCTGCTGATACCTTAGCTTCTGCCTCAAGCTGAGCAATGGCTAAGTTGGTCATCCTATTGACAGAGTTTTCATACGCATTAAAGGCGTTAGAAATTTGATCTCTGTACAACTGCGTCTCATTATTATACTCAGCCAGTGTCATCTGTGTCATGTTCTGAGCATTTAAATAATTAGCTGAGTTCTCTGCAGCAGTGTTAGCTGTGGAAATATCTCTACGCCATTGTGCATTAGCTTGATCAATGACCAATCGGTTTGTGCTGTTAAATTGATCTCTGGCATTCTGTGCCTCTGTGTTTAGTTTAACAATGGCATTAGCTTGGTCAACGTTAAACTGCTCAACCGCATTCTTTTGTGCGGCATTGAACTGATTTACCTGAGAAGTTAGAGAAGCCATGAACTGGTTAGTCTGGTTTTCTGAGGTGGCATTGAATTGCTTAGCAGCATTGTCAGCAGCAGTGTCGGTTAACAAAGCATTTGTATTTGTTTGCGCTTTAAATATACTTGTCTGCTGCTCATTACCTAAGTTAGCCAAGTCCATCTGCAAGAAGCTCTGTGCATTAACAACCTGAGCTTGTTGTCTGTTGTTTAAGTTAGTTGTCTCAAGTGTTGCAATCTGTGCAGCCTCTGCCATCACCACAGCTTGTTGGTTGCTAAGGTTAGCAAGGTCTACACTCTGCGCCATGCGAGCATTCTCCAAAGCAATCTGTTGACTGGCAGTGAAGTTCATGTTAGCAATGTCAGAAACCTTAGCAGCGTTTGTCACCTTCACTTGGAAAGCCTGATCAAACTCCTGCCCCAAGAAAGCAGCACGTTGCTGAGCAGCTAACACAGCTGTCTGCTGCTTGTTGCTCAGGTTCTGCAGGCCCATCTGCTCAAACACTTTAGCATCAGCAGAGGCAATAGGAACAGCAGCTTCCATTGCTGCCTGAATGATTGCTTGACCTGCCATACTAGAAGCGCTAAGTCCTCTAGCTGACATCTGTGCCACAGCAGAGCGCATTGTAGAAGCTGCCCACGGTGGTGGGTTGCCTGCGTCAAAGTTAGACAGCACTTTATTAAGCTGACCCTGCACAGTCATGTCTTCAGTGACAGTGCCTTGAGCAGCAGAGGCTGCGGTTTGTGCTGCCAATGCCTCAGCCTGTGTCATGTCAACACCAGTGCCGCTGATCATCTCACCAGCCTGCGCTGTTCTAGCATCAGGTGCATCCACCTCCTGCGCCTTGTCCAGTGTCTCTGCTGTCAAATCGCCCACAGCTGTTGTTGTGGGGTCTTTCTCTTGTGCTTTCACTTTTTTTGTTACATCGCCCTCGGCTGCGCTTAGTTTATCTAATTCTGTTTGCACCCCGGCAGCTGCTTCAGACGCACTCATCGTCTCAGCTGTCATAGGGGTAGGTGCTCCTACTGTAGCTGCTGTGCCCGCTTGGTCTGCTGTGCCTTGAGCTGCTGTTGCAGGAGCTAAGCCTTCGGTGCCAACGTCCTGCTCAGCAGTGGCAGTGATCTGAGCAGCTGTCATTGTAGGTGCGGCACCCGCAACAGGCTTACCTTGATCGTCAGTTGTTGTTCTACTTGCTAAGGCTGCTTTTGCTTGGGTAAGTTCTGTCTGAGCGGCTGCTTTTGAAGCGGCATCTGTAGCAGCAGCCACCTTAGCTTCTAGGTCCGTCACTGTTTTTTCAAGTTGAACCATCTGAGGGGATTTAACATCTGCGGGAGCTTGCCCAGTAAACGTGTTGTACCCTGCTTGAATATTAGAATCAAGAAGACCTTTACTCCTAAAATATTTAACAGCTGCTGCTCGTGTTTCCTCTGTATCTGCACCGCCAGCTGAGGCTATGTATTGTTGATAAGCAGCGGCAATTTGAGCAGGGGTGCTTGTAGCAGAAATGTTTTCTGCAAGGTCTAATTTAGGCGGGGTAGCTGCTGGCGCTGCTGGTGTCGTAGCTACTGGTGCTGCTGGTGTTGGTGTCGTAGCTGCTGGTGCTGCAGCAGTTATAGCTGGTGTTGTCGCTGCTGGCGTTGGTGTTGTATACGCTGTATACCCTGCTTGAATATTAGTGTCACTAATACCTTTATCTTGTAGAAACTTAGCGGCTGCTACTCTGTTAGCCTCAGTGTCACCACCAGCAGTATCAGTATATGCTTTATAAGCAGTACTAATCTGTTCAGGTGTGCTATCAGCTGTTAATTGTTCTGCTATGTTTCCGCCAGCAGCATACTTACGCACCTTACGTTGGCTGGTCAATCCACCCTTTGCCATGCGCTGAACATACTTGTTAGTCACCATGTTATACTTGGCAGACAGTGCAGGAGAAGAAGCAAGGAACGATTCAAAGCCCTGCATAGGCCCTTCATATCCAAGCTTACGAGCAAGGATTTCTTTTTGTCCTGATGTAAATTCTTTTTTCATATTTATCTCTTATCAACAGCATTCGCTAAGTATTGTAACATGTTTGGGTTATCCTTTAACAAACTTAGTAACCCAACAGTGGTACAGTACACCTGTCTTTCTGTTAGATTTAATTGAAATCTTTCATCCAATGCGTGAATGCATTCATGAAGGAGGGTGTCAGCTTCGTCATAAACAGTCTGGTCTGCTTGTATCTTTATGATGCCTTTAGCCGTATATGTTTCCCCGTAGCTATCAGGAAACTCTTCAGCTGTAAGAAGCTGTACTGTGTACTCTTTCCCTATAACTGTAAGAGAAGAGGGGATCATTGGATTCCTGTTACATATTTAGTTTTACCATTAACCTTGGTTGCTGTCAAGACCTGTGCTTTCAGGTCTTTAGCGTCATAGGCACAATGCACCCACCCACTATTGGGGTCACCCTCAGTATAAAACTCAAGAATTAGTTGTGTGAATTGTAGGTTATCTCTAATCCAAATAGCCAGCTCTTTATTATCTAGACCAGTAACTTCAAAGTCAGCAGCAAAGCCGTAGCAATGTTGGCTGGTTTTAGAGCCGCCAATAGAAGAATTAAGTAGAGGACTACGATAACCGCTGGTCACTTTAACACTGCCGAATTTATCTCTAACAACTTGCAGGACATTGTCAACCAAAGCCTGCAGGTTAGCTGTGACAACCTCGTCTGGTGTGTTATCAATTCCTTTACGGATTGCTGTGGAAGATTTAATCATCTCAGCTAGACTGAAGTTTGTAGATAATTTCATTTTGTTATTCCAGTTTTCTTTTCATATGTACGCAAGCCACCTAAACCTAACATACCTAAGAGTACAGGCATCAGCGAACTCATATCAAACTGAGGAAGAGGTGGTATAGAAATTCCGGCAGCAGCGGTACCGAATATAAGAATGGGCTGGATAATAAAGTGATAAGCAAAAGCAATACCACAAACCCACCCAATGAAAGGTCGCCATCCTCCTTTGAACAAAGAACCACTAGCAGCTTCTGCTTTATTAACTTCAATCTGAGACATAGCCAGCTGTTGGGCATGCTTCTCAGACATCGTAGCAATTTCGTGGGCAAGTGCATTCTTCTGGTCCTTGTCTTCAACGAACTTATCTAGCAGCCCTGAGACAGGACCAATCAAAGCTTGTAGCATTATTTGTCTTTCTTAGCTTGGTAAGCAGAAGCTCCAAAAAAGCTCGCTAAAATCAGGCTAGTGCTAGGGAAATAGATTGTTGCCATAGCACCTAAAATATCTGATGCTTTATCCAGCGCCAGCAAACTAGAGGCAACAACAAACAAAGGGTAGCTAAGCATACCTGCCAACACCCACCACACCATCCTGCGTTGTTGGTCTCGCTGAGCATCGGCATCTTCAATCTCTAAACGCTTTCTCTTTAGCTCCAGCTGAAACTCATCAGGTGTTAACACACCGTCCCCGTTGATGTCGGCTTGTTTAAATTCATCTGTCATACTTGGCCTTTCGTTACAATAAGCCAGATAATTCCAGCTACAATGACTAGCCCTGTCACAACAGCAGCTACAATTAAAACCCCATTAATCCAAGCCCACAGTTTCTCTTTACGTTTTATCTGGGCTAAGACAATCTCTCTAGCCTCAGCCTCTCGTTTACGTTTGGCCTCAGCTTGAAACTTTAACCAATCATCCCACAGACCTGCTCGGCCTTGGTAGATGAATAACTCTTGGATAGCCGCCTCATGTTGTTTAATCTGTTCAAGAGCAAAGAAAGCCTCTGAGTCTGACCCAGACTTATTAGCCTTCTTTGCTAACTCTGACTTAGAATCAAAGAACTTAAAGATGTGCTGACCAGCTGCCATGATGTCCCCACCGTTGGCTATGGTTTCTTTAATCACACCAAAGGCAGCATTGGCTATTGCCAGTTCAGCAAGCATTATCTATTCCATGTTGTTACAAACCAAGCAACAAATCCAGAGACAGCAGAGGCCATAGCCATTCCCATCCAGAAGCCACCCTTGCTTTTGTTAGCTAAAGCTAGAAGTTCTTTAATATCGCTCTCCATGCTTTCTACTTTGCAGGTTAAATTTTCAACCTGTGCTGTTAGTTTTCCATACTCTACGGGGTCAATGCTTGTCATTTATTACTCCGGCTTCTCAGGCCATGTGATGTCATTAGGAAAACCCGCCTGTGCGCTTACGTCACGCAAGGCTTGTCGGTAGGTTGCCCACTCTGTTGACACCGTTGTGCCGCCCTCAAAGGCTTTGATAGCCATCCAGTCGCATGAGGCGATTAAACCGTCACGGGTAGCACGGGCGGCAGTAGCGGCCTCTGCATCCTTACGGGCTGTGTACGCTTCTTCTTGCTCTGCCTTGGTGTGAGCCGTACCATCTTCGTCAGTGTAATCAGAGAACATATCACGTTCAACATACGCCTGCACCCAGTTACCATTGGCATCCTGAGTAACACCATTGCGACTGACCACCTTGTACTCACCTGAAGCCGCTGGAGCAGGAGCCGCCAGCACTGGGTCAATTCCTAAGAATTCACAGATGTCAGCAGTCCATACCCGAGGCAGAGATGTGTTAGGCATTGAGCGGCGAATCTCGCCTTGTGTGTTTACTGCACCAGTGGTGCGATTACGATATTCAGACATGATATTGATCCTTTAAAAGTCTGTTGAGGGTTAGGCAATTGCCAAGAAGATGTACGTGTCGTTATTTACGTTTGTGTCTACGTCACTTCCCGAAATAAAATTAACGGTAAAGCCGCTTGCGGCGGCGTCAAGTCGGTCTGTGTTTGTAACTTCAGCATCTGTATTGTTTAGCTGTAAATACGGGTCGTTCCCTGCAACAATACCCCTAGTTGTATCAAACACAAGCCAACTGCCGCTGTTACTAGATCGTTTCACCAGCACAAATCTAGCGCCGTTACTAAACCCACAGTCAATAGTCTGAGTTGTTCCGTTACCAACATAACTGCCCACCTTACTTACGCCCGGGCAGGATGCGAAGAGATAGGCTACGCTTGCTCCGTTATTTGCAACCCATCCACCAGTAAATGTTTGGAATGTCGTAGAAGTTGCTGAAAAGTAAGTACTTGCCGTAGGAGTTAGCGCAAACGTGGAGTCCAATATCCCATATGTTTTTGTGGGCTGAGACAGCGCAGAGCAATAAACATACCAACTAAAAGTTCCTGTTCTGCTTTTTAAAATTACAAGCTCAGGAGACACGCCTAGGTTATGTGTGAACGACAAATTGCCAGAAGAATCTCCGTTAGGGCAAACCACATCAAAGAAGCCGGGGGCACGGCGGAACATCCAAGAGTAGCGATAAGCGGCTATTTGTGTATTATTTCTCCAGCCATCCTGAAAGTCAAAAGTAAAACCTGTATTTCCTGTTTCTGCTTGTGTAAGCTCCAAAGCCATCCAAGCTTTACTGGTTAAACGTGAAGATACAAAACCACTAGACCCGTCTGTTTGTTTATAAAATGCCATATCTACTGGAAAACCAGAGTTAAATGCAGGTGGTGTCGGCGCTGTTGCCCCACTTGTATCCATAGCGAACACCTCAGTCCCAGACTCAGGAGTCTTCATCGGCCCACGGCGGATGGCGATGTAGATGTAGGTGTCCCCGTTAGGGTAGTCAGCATCATTAAAGCCAGCACCTGTTAACTTAAACCCTGTGGGTGTTAATTCAAACTGACCACCTAAAGAAAACGGACCTTCAGCCTCACTACTGTTAGGCTTTAAATAATAATCACTACCACCACTTACAATGCCACGCATATTGTCAACTATAATCCAGTTAGAGGTGGCATCTGCGCTTTTTACAAGAATCCACTGAGGCTCAAACCCTAGGTCTACCTCTCTTTCGTCCGGATAGTTAGACGTATAACTCCCACAGCTAATAACATTCTGCTCGCCATCGTCGCCAAAGCCCCCTGCATCGTGGGCGAATAGGTAGGCAACATAAGTGCCACCTGTACTATTTACTCCAGTGCTTATAACTGTAAAAGTAGAATCATCCACCGCTGTAATATTTGATCCAACAGTAGCCGCACCTGTATCAAATAAAAGGCGGCTCCCTGTAATCCCACCAGAAAGACCATTGTGGAAAATCGTCCAAACAGAAGAAGCATTTGTTCTTTTAATAATAATACATCCGGGTACACTTCCAAGTGAATGTGGAATTTCCCGACCACTAACACCATCACCCGTCCACGTCACCACATCAAAGAACTTTGGAGCCTTGCGGAATGTCCATGAGGCGTATGTCTCTGGGCTATGATTTACATACCAAAAAGAATCAGAACCAAGAGAATACCCATTAGAATTAAATGACGTAATCATATCGGTAGTGTTATTAAAACCACCTGTTTCGTCACTTTTCAAAAACTTAGTATTTCCATTTACCGTATCAAATAGCGCATGGTTATATCCAGAAGCGCTTCTTACTTTTGTCCAAACCAACCCACCCTCACCCGCCAGATCAATCCCGTTGGTGATGGTCTGCGTAGAGCTGTTGCCTGCGTAGAGGTAGGTGCTGAACACATCTTCAACATATTCACCCCCGCCACCAACACCAGCGGCGGCTTGAACTACGTCACGTACTGCCATTACGCCATCCCCAATCCGAGGACAAAGCCTCTCCAAGTTGTGCCACCGTCTGAGGTGAAGAATGCCAGTGTGTCAACACCAGCGGCTGTCAGTGTGGGAGCCGTTGCCGCCGCCCAAGTTACACCTGAGAAGAACGTTAAAGCCGCAGAGCCACCGTTGGTCACCTCAAGCACAAATGCGCTTACAGAGCCACTAGAAGCCACGTTGCTGACCGTTAGTGTTTGAGCGCCTGACAAAGTGTAGGTGAAGTAGTTGCCAGCAGACAGATCAATGTCGTGAGCGCCCATTGCCACCTTGGTCTCAACAACACCAGTGATGGTTTTACCGGACAACACTTGCGTATCAGTTGTACCTACAACAGCTCCACTAGGGAATGTAGGAAGTGTTGGTGTGCCGCTCACATCAGCATATGCACCTGTAGTTGCCACTGTTGCCAGCGTTGGTGTGCCGCTCACATCAGCATATGCACCTGTAGTTGCCACTGTTGCCAGTGTTGGTGTGCCGCTCACTTCTGCATAGGCCACAGTACCGTCTGCCAATACGTTACCAGTTGATACTGTCGTTGCTAATGTTTGTGCTTTACTCATTTGTTATTTCTCCGTCTTATGTATTCAGAGCATCAAGGCGATCCCACACCCAAGTAGCGGCAGCGGCTGGGTCAAAAGGGACAGGGTCAGCATCAGGGGTTTCACCGGGCGTTGTCCAGTCAGCACCCACAGCCGTCAGATACGTCTGTAAATCAGCCTTAGTTGCAACGTGTTCTGCGTCACCAATCTCATCATTCTCAGAGATGCCAATCAGCACCCAGTCACGGGGGCTTGGTGTTGTCAGGTCTTCAACTGCGTATGCGCCACCAACACTGCCCTCATGGAAACAGAGAAACGTTGGGATTGTGCCTTCAGCAGTGAGGCGGTACTTAATGCATTTATGTGTCATGTTATGTTTCCTTATATTCTAAACGGTTGGTCAGGCTGGTTTCGTCATACACCATGAAGCCACGGCGTGAAGCAAATGTCTCTGGGTCTTTAGCCCACTTGTCTGCACAGGCTTCCAACCAGCGCATGGTCATCTCATGTGTTGGAGCGTTGCCTTTAGAAATAATCTCGTTTTCCATATTGAGGTAGGCAAACACTTCAGCCTGCGCTTGTGCAGCGTTGATGCCCAAGTCAAACAAGTAGATGAGGTTGCCTTCGTCAATCATGCCGTTGCGACTACGGGCAGCGTTCAAGCCCTGCTTCATGCAAGTCATAATGTGGTAGCGAGATTCTTCTTGCTCGTAGTCTTCTTCTGTAATGGTTTCCTTACCAACCTTTTCAAGCAACTGCTTGTGCTGGTTTACCATAAAATTCATCTTTCGTAAAGCCCCATTTACGTGGTTCTGCGTTCCCTCTATGTGGCTGTTCAGTTCCAAGATCTCAATCTCTAACAGTTCACGGTCAAGGTCATCGGTGCAGGAAGCAATCTCACGCTCTTTTTTCTTGAGTTCGTTTTGCTTCTTACGCAGACCGATGTAGGCTTCTTGCAGGGCAGAGCGTGTCTTGTCAATCTCAGCAAGCGTGTGCTTGATAGAGCGAATAGGCGTGATGGCTGTAACGTCCAATGTCACAGACATAAATTGGCTGTGGGACTTGTGGAAGTTGCTGGTGTCTTTCTCCACCATCGGCATCCGGTCTTGGATGTTCTTTAACATCACGCCGTACTCTGGCTTTTTAATCGCCAGTGCGGTGTTCATGTTGCCTAGTATTAGATCGTTGCTCAAAAGATTCTCCTGTTTAAAATTTTGTTATAACCCGCCGTGTCCGTTTGAACAGGCGGCTAAATAACTGCGGCTCAGTGTTAAATCACCGAAATCCGTAGCGTTTCCTGCGGAGGATATGGTTACATAACTTGTTGTGTTAGTGAAGTCACCGGGATAACCACCTCCAAAAACTCCACGAATACTAGAAGAACACGCCGCTAATCCAGATGTTGCGGCTGTTAAGTCCCCAAAATCAGAGGCGTTGCCAGTTGAGGCAATGGTTACGTAATCAATTACATTTGAGTTTGAAGCCCCGGTAGTGCCGCCTCCAAACAATCCACGAGTGCCGGAAGAACAGCTTGATCCGTAGTATCTAGCAACAGTAAGATCGCCAAAATCTGTGGCGTTCCCTGTAGTGGAAATCGTAATGTACTGAATTACATTAGGTGTATCGCTGCTTCCAGCAAATAAGCCTCGTGTTGTTGAGGCGCACCCAAAAAGCCCCCTGATGGCAGCAAGCAAATCCCCAAAGTCTAAAGCGTTGCCTGTTGTTGCAATTGTTACGTAGTCAATAATATTGACATTACCCCCTGAGCCTTCACCACCTCCAAACAATCCACGAGTGCCAGATGAGCAAGCTGTTAACTCTGCACGGGCAAGTGTAAGATCACCAAAATCCAATGCACTGCCAAAGCTGGCTATAGTTACATAATCTATGACATTGAATATTGTTGCCCCAGCGTAACCACCACCAAACAATCCACGAGTGCCAGATGAGCAAGCTGAAAGAGCTTGCCTAGCTGCGGTCAAGTCCCCAAAATCAGAGGCGTTTCCTGTTGACATAATTGACACGTAATCAATCACGTTTACGTTTCCGGAGCTTGATCCCCCACCCCCGAAAATTCCACGATTTGCTGGATCAACATTCCCAGCAACGGGCCACAGCCCCTGCTTCTGCCAATAGGCCACCTGATCCAGCGTCCACACACCTGATGCAGTGCCGTCTTGAAATGGGCCTGCTGGTACTACAGGGGTGTCGCTAACAACAGCACCGGGCCATTTTTTGATACTCATTGAAGTCCTCCGTGGGCAGATGAGCAAGCTGCTGATGCGTTTGTTGCTGTAGACAAGTCGCCAAAGTCACTGGCTGTTCCGCCAGAAGGAAAGCCTAGGTATTCTATTGTGTTTAAACTAATACTGCTGGAATTTCGTCCGTGTCCAAACAACCCTCTTGTATTAGAAGAAGCACAAGCAACATTTTCCCTAGCTGCCGTTAAATTACCAAAACTGGTAGAATTTCCCGTCGTTGCGATAGTAATTTGTTCTATTGATGACGTAATGCTGGGATTGGTTCCGCCTACAAATATTCCAACCGTAGAAGAAGAACAACTCCCGTGATTGCTACGAGCCGCAGAAAGATCGCCAAAGTCTATTGCGTTTCCAGTTGAAGCGATTGTGGCGTAATCAATTACATTAGTCCTTGCCCCACTCTCGCCACCAGCCCAGACGGCTCTAGTAGGTGAAGCACACCCAGCAAAGGCACTGCGTGTAATCGTCATATCGCCGTAATCAATTGCGTTTCCAGTTGAAGCAATTGTGACATAGCTAATATTATTTACAGTGCTGCCACCAGAAATTAAACCTCTTGTTGCGTTTGATGATCCAACTGTGTATGTCCCTGTGTATAACATATCACCAAAGTCAGTAGCGTTACCAGAAGATGCAAAGGTCACATACTGAATTACGTTTGTATTAACAAATCCTTGTGTTCTTCCACAAGCGAAAACGCCTCTGTAAGATGAGGCAAAAGACGACATACTTGCGGTTGGGTTTAGTAAATCACCAAAGTCGGTGGAGTTTCCTAATGTGCTAATAATTACTTGGTCAATAACATTAGAAAAATTAGTTGTGTTGCTATCATATGACCCGCCCCACAAGGCAATTGCCGCAGCAGGACTCACACTCCCACTTGTACCCGCAGGGCCATACTGAACACCGTTGGTTGCTTGCACCCCAAACGTGTAGGCTGTCCCGTTGGTTAACCCAGTTACAGTCAATGGAGATGATGCACCAGTAGCAGTAAAGCCACCCGGCGTTGATGTGGCAAGGTAGCCTGTAACGCCAGCAGGTATGCCGGTAAATGTAGGCTGAGTAAACGTCACCGTTGCCTGTGTATCTCCAGCAGTAGCACTTACATTAGTCGGCGCTCCGGGAGATTGAGGCCACTGTAAACTAGCCTTGGCCTGCATCTGGGCAGGGAGATTCCATACACCTGAATAGCTTGGCATTAGATCACCTCAATCCATGATGTTGTGTCTTCGTCCCAGCGGTAGATTTTTTCATCGGCGGGGTAGGGCGTCGGGGCTTTAAAGGAGCAGATCGTTTCATCAAACACCCAAGAGGCGAAACCTGATTCTGCCCAGTCCGCCTTAACGGCGTCTTGCTTGGCGGCTATTTCTTCCGCAGTCATTGAACGAACATGATGCACGTCAGTTACTACGCTACCTTGCCATTCGTATGTAACACCCTCATAGACTTCGTAAACACCAGCAACAGGGGCTTCAATGCGCACGAACCGAGCAAACGATTCAGGCAAGTTGTCTGTATCAATGTTGGGGAAGGCCTGCTGAAAGTTATCCCCAAAAATAGGATGCTCAAAGGGCTGACCATTGCGTATTTGAATAAACAGTTCCATTAAAGATCACCTGTATTTGTTGATGGGAATTGGCGTGTGTCGCCGGGCCAAATGATGCGGACACCACCTACGCCGCCCACGCCGCCAGCTGGGTTTCCACCCGAACCGCCACCATGAACACCCCCGTTGGGTGTGGTTCCACCTGTTGCTGAACTACCTAGACCAAGTAGGCCAACACCTCCACCACCAACATAAGGCCAACCGCCGCTGCTGCCACCACCGCCAGTGCTGGGGACGCTACTGCCTCCCCAAACAGCCGAACCCCCGTCACCAGTGTAGCCACCAGCGCCGCCGCCGCTATATCCGGGGTTTCCTGATGCGCCACGGCCTCCAGAATACCCTGCGTCATACGTTCCACTTGGAACGCCGCCTGCAGCCGCTGCTGCACTCCTGCCTCCACCCGCAGTCATTGTGCCGAAACCTGCTGTAAATGTTGAATTTCCCCCATCGCTTCCTGACGCACCACCACCGGCGCTAATACCACTAGCGCCTACAACGACAGTGTATGAACTACCCGGCACAACGGTAATGTTGTTTTTATACGCTAAAGCGCCACCACCGCCTCCACCAGCCCCAGCTCCAACAGAGACGACCGATACTGTAGTAACCTCAGCAGGAGCAACCCATGAATAAGTGCCTGCTGTTGTGTATGCTTGCTGGCCTTGCGCTAACGGCGTCACGCTATTACTAGCCGCACTAAACGGCCCCGGCCCATAAGTATTCAGTGCCCACACCGTAAATGTGTACGCCGTACCATTGGTCAATCCTGTAACGGATACAGGTGATGATGCCGTAATACCACCGGGGTTTGAGACAACGTAATACGCAGATACAGCAGAGCCACCCACATTAGATGGCGGCGTAAAGGACACGTCAGCCGATTGATCGCCACCAGACGCCGACACACCGGTAGGCGCATCAGGGTTTTTTAGCGGGTCAAAGCCGGGGCGTATAAAGCCAGATGGAGATCGCATACTCATGTTGCGCTCCGGTTAGCTTGCACTAATTACTTCATAAGAGATCGTGTAACTAATCTTGCTTGCCGTGCCAGAAGTCACAACAATTGATTTGTCTTCTTCAAGATAGATTGAGGTTGTCTTATCAGCAACGATTAGCGAGGCATCAGACGGTACAGACACCGTTGACACAATGGCGTGGCTTGTGCCACTACCAGCCGCCGCTTCATTGATCGCCACAGTTACGTCAACAGCGTTAGTGCCGTCAATGTTTGCCGCCACGATCTGATTGATCTTCAACACTGTGCCACTGGCTGCGGCGTTAGCCAGCAAGACGTTAGAAGCCGTGTCTGTTGGTGTTAGATATGCGGTCTTTCCGTAGATGCTGGTGACCGATACGATGTTTGGGTTTGCCATTGTGTGTGTTCCTTAAAATCCAAATACTATTGCCATTGCGATAGCTTTACCTGTAGTGAATCCGGGAGCAGGAGTCACGAAAGACAGCGAACCGCTGCCGTCAGTTTTCAATAGTTGATCTGATGTACCGTCTGTTGTAGGTAGTGTAAACGTTCCTACAAAAGATGTCAAGTTGCTGTCATAGGCTTGTATTGTACTACCAATGTCTGCGTCATTCAGCAAAGTGGCATCGTAGGCTTGTACTGTGACACCAATGTCTGACGATTGTAAAGCCGAATCAGCCAACGCACCCTGAGCTGTTGTAGCAAACCGTGCATCAGCAGCCGCCTTAGTGTAGACATCTCCTAAAGCAAAAGCGCCATACGCCACGATGTCAATCAAGTCACCAGCAGTTGCGCCTGTAGCTAGTACAATGTCTGTACCGCTGGTGGCTGTGAAGTCTGTGCCTGTAACAAGCTTGACACCGTTTTGGTAAACATCTACAAAGCCAGCATCATAGATGATGGCAAAGGTTGTTTGGCTTGCTGTTGCTGTATACACTGCACGTTCAGAAGTGCCATTTACGGCAGAGCCTGCAGCAACCCAGCTAGAGCCGGTGTAGACACGCATTTGCTCGGCAGTGGTATCCCAGTACAAAGCACCAGTTAACAGCGCATTACCGTCGTTGTCCAGAGTAGGCGTAGAAGACTTGCTTCCTAGATAGCGGTCATCAAAGGCATCGTAGCTGTCAGCAGCAGCTGTTGCAGCTAATTCTGCAGCAGTGGCAGAACCCGAAGCTTGTGTCGCACTGGTTGATGCATTGCCTTCGGAAGTTGCTGCGTTACTTTCAGAAGTGGCGGCATTTGATGCAGAAATAGCAGCTGCTGTAGCAGAACCCAGTATACCGTCCACATATGTTTTGGTAGTGGCATCTTGATCAGCAGTTGGGTCACCAAGACCTGTTATCTTATTTGTTCCTAACGCAATTGCGCCAGACATTGTGCCACCAGTTAAAGGAAGATTAAGTGCATCAGCAGTGTCTACATAAGTTTTAGTGGCAGCGTCTTGGTTTGCTGTTGGGTCACCTAAGCCTGTAATCTTATTAGTGCCCATCGCAATGGCACCACTCATTGTGCCACCAGCAAGAGCCAGTTTTAAAGCATCAGCAGTATCTACATAGGTTTTTGTTGCAGCGTCTTGGGCAAGAGTGGGGTCACCGACACCAGTGATCTTGTTTGTCCCCATTGCAATGGAGCCAGACATTGTGCCACCAGCCAAAGGAAGCTTTGTTGCGATGCTGTTGGTAACAGTGGTGGAGAAGTTGGCGTCATCACCAAGAGCTGCTGCCAGCTCATTCAACGTATCAAGAGCAGCAGGAGCTGCGTCAATCACGTTAGCAATTGATGTATCAACATATCCTTTGGTTGCAGCGTCAGCGGTTGCGGTTGGTGTACCAAGACCAGTGATCTTGTTCGTTCCCATCGCAATAGCACCTGACATGGTACCACCGGACAGGTTCAGCTTCAACGCATCAGCAGCGTCTACGTATCCTTTTGTAGCTGCATCACCAGTGTTTGTAGGAGAGGTTAAGTTTGTGATGGTCGCTGAAGTGCCAGCGTTCATGTTCAAACCACCGTTAATCACCACATCGTTAAATGTAGATGACCCGCTAGAGGCTGTGACGTTACCCGTCAAATCTCCAGTGACGTTCCCTGTCACGTTGCCTGTGAGGTTACCAGTTACATTACCAGTGACGTTGCCCGTCAGTCCACCAGCAAAGCCAGTGGTTGCTGTAACCAACGTACCAGTGATAGCTTGAGCAGCAGCGCCGCCGATAACAGCGCCGTCAATAGTACCTGCGTTAATATCAGCAGAAGCAATAGTTGCTGCTGTGTTTACGGTTAAGTTAGTTGCAGTGACTGCAGCTGGTGTTGTTGCCCCCACCACAGTGCCATCAATAGTGCCACCGTTAATGTCAGCAGTGTCAGCAACTAAGCTGTCAATGTTTGCTGTACCGTCAATGTACAAGTCTTTAAACTGAGCGCCAGAAGAACCCAAGTCAATGTCATCATCTGTAACAGGTACAACGGCTCCATCTTGGAAGCGTACCTGCTCAACAGGTGCTGCAGAAACTTCAACAAACACACCAACACGGTTGTTGCTTGTATCAACAGCAACTTTATTTTTAGCATCTATGTCAGCAATGACAGGTACGAAAGCACCTTCGGCTGCTGTGCCGTCATGCTTGTGTCCAGTGGTTGCAGCTAATGCGTCACGAAGTGCATTGAATTCGTTATTAAGAGGCGTAGCACGTACAACAGCGGTAGGTACTATGTCAGCAGAAGATTGTCTTGTGTATCCAGCCAATTGTTTTCTCCTTATCGCCTGTCATTGACAGCGTAATTTAATACGATGCCTTGAATGTCATGACTAGCGTTTGTGTCATTTGTTACATATCTGAAAGCTATAGAGAACCCAGAGCCTGAGATATTAGTTTTTGTTACTGGTGAAGGGTTTCCATCATAAATAGCAGCTGCATCATAAACAGCTTCGTTATAATATGCAGCCGCACCTTGTGTGTTTATGGTGTAGTTAGCAGGATTAAATACCCCCTGACTATCATCAAAATCATACGACACACCTAACAAAATTTCAGAGGCCCCTTCGCTTCTTAAGAATGTAGTGGTGTTGTAAAAGTTTTTACGAATCGTTGGGTCTTGAAAGTAGTAGTAAGGTGTTTGATAAATTGAAAGAATTTCAGCATTATCAAAAGATGTACCACTTTCCTGCAGATGCACTTTACCAGCAGCATCCCCGTGGATAAGAACCTCATCAACACCAATATAACCGCTAGAGGCTGCTGTCGCAGGGATTCCAAAGATCTGTGAATACTCAAAATTAAAACCTTGAGCTGTCTGACGTAATCCTCCAAGCAAACCAAAGTTGCCTTCAGCAGGTAAGAAGAATCTAAACTGAGACTTTGTACGAAGCACAACGCTTGTTAAAGTTTCTGGGTCTGTACTACCTGCTACAATTTCTTGAATGATGGCGTTGATTGTAAATTGAATTTGCTTGGAGATTGTTTGCAGCTCAACGTCACCAATATTAGAAGTTCCTGAGATAGGTCTAAATCCGTCAGGACCTAAGAATATAAGGCTTCCGCCTAGTTCTACCACACTATCAGGAACAAGGCAACCTAAGTTGGTAGTGACCTCAGACACAACAAAGTCAGCAAGGCTATTACCATTTAATCGTTTGATTTGATTCTTACCAAAGATATATAAAGTATCCCGAAAAGATTTAATCTGTACAATCTCAAAACCGACATTGATAACTCCAGCTCCATTAGCAGGAGAAAAGTTTGTCTCTGATACAGGGGAAGAGAAATATAAATTGTAAGCTTCGGCAGGATCACCACACAAAAACATATGGTTCTTATATGGGCTGGAATACTTAGGGGCACTCGGCGCATTAGTGTCTGTGATCTGTGTATACGTTATACCGTCATACACAGCAGCAGGATTAATACCGTCAGTTAATAAAAGCTTAGGAGCACCCCAATTAAAACGAGAGAAGCGTACTTTATTAACGCCTGTCATACTGACAGAGACGGGTGTTGTCACTGCCACCCAGTCAGTTGTGCCTACATCCCAACGAAAGAAATAATCAGTACCTACTGAAGGCTTGCGGCAAGCAAAGATATTATCATTAATGCCTTCTAGAATAGCAACGCCTAAGACATTACCTGTCCCCGGTACAGTGCCATAGGTATTAGTAAAACCGCTAAGTCTCCTATAACCACCAGTAATAGAAGGCTCATAGTTAATTAGCTGCGTAGCTGAACCGGGTGTATCTTCTCCTTGAGACAGCACATCCCTGTTGGTGTTCATGCCACCAACACAGTTTACCTTAAACGCATTAATTCTATCTGCCATTAAATAATTCTACCGCTTAAAGGTCTAGATGATAAAGCTGTTGACGTAATATACAACGGCTCATCCAGATACAAACGACGCATCGTCTTAATACCTTGATCAAATCTTGTCTGATGGATAGAAGCACTTTGTTCGTTAGAGCGATACACCATCATGTATACCATCGCTCCATCTAATATAACGCTAGAGAATCGGTCAGGAATAATACATACATCATCAGCAGCCACCATGTTAGCAGGGAAAGACCAGTATTTGTATTCAATCTCATAAGCACGATCAGGAAGAGGCGTGACACCAAATTTAAGATCTTGTGTCTGATAAACATAGCGGGGAGAGTTATACCCTCCAACACCATTCAAATCATCTTGTGGGCGATACTTGCTGATGTAGTCAACATAGCTCAACGTATCCAGCTTACCCGGCTGATTAATACTATCAAATGTTTTAAGGTAGAAGCTCTCCCAATCAACACTAGACATATCAGCAGGAAAATCGTATACAGATTGACCAATGGTCATTGTCTGTGTATAAGTCTGCAGAGTGAAAGGCCACTCCTGTGCCACATGTAAGATTTCTCTAACGGATGAATTGATAGCGGTTTTAGCAAGAGCTTGAATATTACGTGCGGTTGGAAGCTCAGATGAGTCCATCGGCACTTCGCCCAAGCGTTGTAGCAATTCATTCGTTAAAGAAAGGTAGGTAGCCATAATAATATATAAGTAAAAAGAAGGAACCGCCGCAGAGCAGCAGTCCCCTCTCAGTCAGCGTTTAGGCTACGTTGTAAGCAGCCGTCACGATGCCTTCAGGACGAAGGATCTTGCGACCGTACAAGTGCATGCCACGAACGATGTCAGCAAAGCTGTCGGGATCACGGTAAGACTCAGTCTTAGTGATCTGCTCAGCCGTTGCAACTGCGCTTTGATGACCAGCGGTAAGAACACCGTAGTTGGTATCTTGCTCAGTAGCACCAGCAGTGCCAGCACCAGTGCCGATCTGTGGCAAGTTGTTAGACACATACACTTTGAAACCGTGCAAGTTGTTCAACACCAAGCCGTTCTGCATACCAGAACCACCGAAGTCACCGTTCAACAAACGGCTGTCCTCGTCCTTCAACATTTCCATGAAGACAGGATCGACAACCAACCAGCGACCGTTGCTGTCAACGAACTTCTGGTCCAACAAACGAGCCATACGAGCAACCAGCATCAAAGGAGATACAGTAGTCGTAGGGATGGAAGTTGCACCGGGAAGGCGAGGAGCCAACGGAATAGAGCCACCAGTAGAGGCGCTAGTCAAGTTGCTGAATGACTCACGGAAAAGCTTCATAGAAGCCAACAGTTCGTCAGCACCAGCAGTGGTGTCAGCCTTAGTACCAGCAGGAGCGGTACGGGCAGTGTCAGCCACGCCGTTCTTGGCAGACTGCTTGAAGCCAGTCATGTAACCAAGGATGTCTTGGTCATAGTTGTCACGCAGGCGATAACCAGCACGTTCGGTGGACAGAGACATCCAGTTCACATGTGAGTGAGCGGCTTCAATGTCATCAACCTTGAATGCGAAGTAGTTGCCTTGGTCAACAACCAGCGTGAAGTCAGCATCGTCGATGTCATCAGGTGCAATCGTCGTGCCACGGTTATACGCCTTTACTGAGATTTCAGGTTCTTTAATAATACGAACACTGTCACCGTAGTTAGCGATCTCACCGAAGTAGTCGTTGTTAGTGATGGCTTCTGCGATAGAAGACTTACGGAAAGCAAGTTGAACCTGCTTGGAATAAATTACGGGGCTGAAGTTGCCATTAGGCAAGTTCGTGTAACCCGCTGCGGATGGGAAAGCCATTATATATCTCCTTGATGTTAGGCTTAATTCACTGAAATACCTACTCAGGGCCGTACTCGTTTAGGTGGCTAATACAGAAAGTTCTAGATTCTTTCTGCATTAACGGCTAAAGGTACTGGGTTGTCTCGTAGCCTATAGACAGTGATACATAGGACATTTCTGTCCGTTTTGGGTTAGGCTTAAAGGTGTGTCTCTAGAAGACGGCTTTGTTGCCTAGTGAGGAGAAGGGGAGAATTCCCCAACCCCTAGTAAGTTATACAGAAGTATTCACTTTCTGTCAACTAATTTTTAACGTGCATTTCCTGTAACGTCATACACGAATTTATTGGTGCGCTGTGCCGTTAGGATTGCCTCAGCATTTTTTTCAAACTCGTTCATAGACATCTTCTCCACCTGACTCTCATAGATGAGACCTTCAGTGTTGGCAGCAGATGGTGCCGAGCGTGAGCCTCGACCAATAGCAGAAGCTAAATCTTTGTCAGAAGTTTTCTTACTAGCTTTAATACCTTTGTCTGACTTATAGAGATCAATAGCTCTAGCCGCAGCTTTTGCATCAGTATCATTGTCATACAAAGCTTGCTGTACCCAATTAGGTTGTTCTTCAACCCATTCATGAAATTCATCTTGATCACGTATTTCTCCAAAATCAGGGTGCAGGCGTGTCAGCTCAACTTCTGCTTTTTCTCTAGCATTGTTTTTCTCAGCTTCATCAATCTTCTTCAGCCGATCTTCAATACCAGTGGATTGTTCTTTTGCTTTCTTAATTGCAATTGTTTCTACAATCTTGTAGACATCAGGGTACTCTGACGCCCAAGCATTAAGTTCGTCTTCTGACTTAGGTAGACGAATTTCTTTCTTGGTTGTTTTTGTTAGTTGTTCTTTTAAAGAATCAATCTGCGTTTGCAGGTCATCTTGCAACTTTTGACTATGGCGACGAAGGTCACCGTAGCGTTTCTTAAATGTCCTCTCTTCAGAACCCTCTGGTTCTTTCTCGTCATCGTCTTTCTCAACAGGGTTTTCTCTAGCCTCTGTCAGCGCTTTAATCTCTTCCTCTGTTTGACGAATTCTTTCTTCACTAGCATTACGCCGTCCAAATGCAACCACTGGTTTTGCAACAGGTATAATAACTTCACTCATCTTTTTTCCTTTAAGTTGGGGCTAACAGTAGCAACACTCTGTGTTGGGAATTAGGTAGCCATTGACGGTGGGTTGTTGTTGAGTATTGGTCAGCCCACCACTGATCCCAATATTTATATTATATCTTATTTCTTAGCAGCTAAACCTTTTTTAGTAGGTTTTGCTTTTGCAGGACGTTTCTTTACCATACCGCCTTTAGCCATATTACCGGCATCATCTTCCTCACCGTATCCGCCGGAGCCATCATCCATGCTAAAGCCGCCGGGGGTTTCACCACCGCTAGGGCTAGAGCTATAAACGTTAGGGTTGGAGCTAACGGGTGCTGAAGGCCTACCGGGGTCTGCCGCATCAGGATTAACTTCGTTGGCATCTACATCGGTGCCTTTAGCACTTTCAGTACCAACAACCGAGGCAATCTCTCCATTGCTATTATAGGTAACAATCGCATTCGGGTTTGAAGAGTCTACACCTTTAAGTGCTTTATCATATAAAGATTTTTGTGCTTTAGCGTATGGCGTCTCAGGGATAAAAGAAAACTTTGATCGTGCATAGGTTGCTACTTTTGCAGCTGCCTTAGCTGCTGTTGGGTTTTGTGCGTAGAATTGAGCTAGCTTACCATAATCAGTTTCTGTCGTTGCTTGCGTTTCTCCGCTTCCGCTTACGTCTGTAATAGATTTAGCAGCTTCTTTTTCATCAGCGGCTTTACCTACAAGTTTTTCTACAGGTTCTTTTGTTTCTTTAAAACCTTCAGGAATAGATGTAGAAGGTTTACCATTTAAGTATGTAATAAACATAACCCTGCCATCAGGGTGTTTAAAATATCTTACATCTACAACAGGGTTCTTAGTCCAATCCATCTTAGTAGCATCAGCTTCTGTAACAATACCCCCAAGAGCAAACCCTTCTGGCATTGCGTCATCACCTTCTTCTGCCATGATGTCATCAATCTCTGCTTCAAAATCTTCATCACCTTGTTCGCTAAATGTTTGGTCAGGATTTGCAACTTCCTCAGCATTCCCCATCTGGCCCATTTCGTTCATACGTTGTAGGCCCTGCTTTGCTTTATCCCGCATAGCCATCAGCTTCTCTAGGCCAATGTAACGAACAACATCAGCAGGCACAACAAACTCGCCCTCGCTAAGCTGTGCTGGAATATCATCAGCAACTTCTTCTCGTAAAGAACCCGGAGGAACTTCTACACCGTTGACGCTTTCGCCACTGTCATCCATCATGCCGCCTTCGGCGAATAGTTTATTCATTTGTTCCACGTTGCCACCCTTTGCATATTTCTCTGGAGCATTAGCGCCCCCTGCATCTGATTTTCTAATAGCATCATCTACAGCTTCTTTAATAGACTCAAAAGATCTATACTCGTTTTTAGTATTTAAAGCATTCTCAATTGCTTCATCTTCGGATACAATCTGACCGTTCCAAAGTGAAGGAATGTTTGTGGGCTTACCTTTGTTTAAGCGGGGGTCTGTGACAGTGATACTAACCTCACTCATATCTTCACCTGAATCGCTCTTAACAGTAGGAAGACCATCGTGTGTCTTTAAATTATTTTGACCCATTAATTTCATCCCTTAATTGCTTCAGCTTCTTAAGAGCCATGACTGCGCCTTGTGCCCTGTGTATTTCTACAGTATTGGTGGCCTGCTCTAAAGACTTCTGCTGAATGCTGGTGTAATAATCAACCATATCTTCAAAGGCTTGCCACTGAGTAGGAGCTGAGACCAGAGGCTTTAAAGCACTTAGCCACTTCTTCTCTGTCATTGCATCGGTCCTTGTGGAGCCGCTGGTGCAGCAGGAGGTGCTGCCTGTGCAGGAGCGCCACTAAATCCTTGCTCACCCGGAGCAGGTGCTGTACCCACGCCCATGTTGCCGCCACCACCACCAGAAGTATCTGACACAGGAGGAGGACCACCAGCACCAGCAGCAGCTGGCTCAGGGGCTGGTTGCATCTTCTGCAGAATCAACGCCTGTCTAGCTGCTTCGTCCATGTTGTTCGCCACCAAGTCGGGATCAAGATCCATACTCTTAGCAATTTCACGCACAATGTAAGGCAGCTTAGCAAATGGAGCCAGTGCAGGGTTCTGAATAACTTGTAAGAATTGCAGCAGACGCTGTGAGCGCACTTCGTTCTGCATCAAGCTTTCAGTACCACGGGCTTTAACTTCTAAGTCACCAGCAGCTTCTGGGTCATAATCAAACTGCATGTTAAAGGCAAAGAAAGCCTCTCCCATTGGACGCAGTAGATAATCATCCACGTTCTTAATCACAGTCTTGATGCCGCCGCTTGCCGCATTCATCAGCATAGAGATGCCAGAGGCTGTGCGTCCAACACCAGCTACGCCAGTTTGACCGTGCGAGAATGAAGGAAGACCTGTAGACTCATCAGCAAGCTGCCGTGCTTTGTCAAACATCTGCAGGTTTTCTTGCGAGACGTTGGGGAACTTAGTACCAAAAAGCGCTTGACCGGGTGCGCCCCCTTGTCGGCGAAACACTTTGCCGGGGTGGATGGTTAAGTCTTGACCGGGAACAAGGTTTGTTTCATCAACCTCAAACACAAGATTGCCCGACAGGACCGCATTATCCACCGACAGACGCATAAACCCATTCATAAGAGTTTGGGTATCATCCATGTTCTCGGCGATACCGACACCAAAAAAGGAGTAGGGGTTTAGTTCATATGGAACAGCATAATACGGAATCCTGACGGGCTTAAAAGGATTTAAAACAAGACGGATAATCTTACCATTGGTAAACCAGATGTTAGCTTGCAACTCGGGCATATCTTCTAACTCTTTAGGAATCTTAATGTCATTCTGCTCTAAGAGTTCAACATCAACAACGCCCCAGTACTCTAACACCTCATAACGCTCAACACCAGTGTCAGTTTGATAATCATTTAAATCATCTTCCCAAGATTTCTTAACATAGTCAGGACCATTAGCAATCACCATGTCAATGACGTTGCTACGAAACATAGGACGCTTCTTCAGCCCACGCAACTGTGTGCTGCTCATCTTATGACGCTCAATAAAGTATTGCATCTCATCAGTGTTGCTGGCGTCAGGATCAGGGTACGCATTCCACACACTTACATGAGAAGTTTGTGGCATTGTCTTGATGATGGGATTATATTTACCTTCTTCGTCCCATCGTGGATATTCTTTATCCACAGCAAAAGGACCCTTCATAATACCTGTACCAAACAGCGCCATCTCAAAAGCAGCAGATCGTAGTTGCTTGTTGGCGTTGCTCTCGTCAAGCTGGTCCATAATCTTCTTCTGCATCTTCTTAGCAGCAACCATCGCCGGGTGGAAAGTGACTGAAGTTGGTGTTGCGCCTGCACCTTCTTTAACGTCTAGCTCAGCAAGCTTCTCTTTCAAAGGACCAAGCATATCTGCTAGTGATGTTGCAGTGGCACCTTTAGGAAAGTCTTTACCGTCTCCTTTATAGCCAAACAATGAAGATTGTTCTTCTGGCATATCTGCCATCTTAGGGTCAGCCTCAACGTGTACGCTCTCAGCTACACCCTCTGGTAGGATGGTGGGTTCAATAGAAAGAGGGAATGTATTATTAGCAAACAATACATCAGTGATCTGACCATACGCAGCTAGAGTCTTAGTCTTTGTAACTTTTATAAAGACACGACTCTTCTCTGCCTCAGTAAATTGAACGTCAGTGCCGTAGATTCCACGATAGTTGCGATACGCACGGAGCCAACGATCTTCGTCAGAGCGACGAGCATCCTCAGCACGGGAGAAGCGCTCATCCAAAAAGGCCATCAAGCCATTAGCTTGTAATATATCTTCGTAGACATCCTTGCTGTCAGGAAGTCCTACAGCTTTATCATCCATAAAAGGGGTGTCAGATTTGTTCATGTTTTAGTTATACCATAAATTATTAGTAACCAAAAGTTTTATCTGTTGGTTGATACACACGTTGTGAAGCTGGATTGTAATCAAAAATGCTTGAACTACGTGGGCGAGACATAAGACCATAACGTAGGGCGTCATAGGTGTGGTCATTCTTAACCTTAGTGTCTACGTCTTCTACGTTTGTTTTATCAAGAGGCAGCGAAGGCAAGTCAGCAATAAGCTGAGTGCAGTTGCTAAAGATTGTCATTCGGGGTGCTTCGGTGAACGGATCAATCTGCAAGCGACGATGCACCTCGTTCTTACCAGCCACACGGCTACCAGCACTCCTATCAGCAGGACGCCAACGGCACCCCTTCATAATCATACGTTCAGCAATAGAAGGACCAGTGTCGCCCCGCTTATGCCAGCAGCTACTATCCAACACACCGTAACGAATTGGTTCATTATCTTCCATTTCTAGCACCATATTGGCTAAATCTTCTGCCAATACCTTAGTGACGTAAAGTTCACGGTATACAACGATGGACTCATCAGGAGCAACAGCAAACCAAATAACAGCGGAGAAACTTCCATAACCATAATCACAAGCCCTAAAACGTACCCAATCTCTTGGGATGGCATAGGGTTCTACAACGTGTATGGCCCTGTTAAACTCAGAGAATGCTGCACCTTCTGCAACATCCCAGTTACCATCAAGCAATTGCTTGCGCTGATGCTCTGGCAATGACAGCAACATCGTCTCATAGTCGCCAGTCTGTGCCAGATGCGGGTTGTCCACCAGTTTTGCTGGTATAAACCTACGTTTAAATAGGGGGTCTCCCTCTTTACTGTGTCCTGTAGGGTAGGTCATCACCTCCCCTGTCTCTGTATCCGTGGCCCAGAAGGACTTACCTGCTGGTGAAGGGTCAATAAAGGTCTTCTTAACCCACGAATGCCCCTTGTTACCGGGGTTTGTTGACGCTCTCATGTACACAGGCAGGTCTGGTGCCGTGCTACGTAAGCGTGAACGCATATAATTCCACGCAAAAGGCGTTGCCCACTGCGTAAGCTCGTCAAATCCTATCCAACTGAAGGAAAGTCCTTGATATCTTAAGACATCTTCGTCCCTATCTAGGTAGGACATCCACAATCTACCCCCACTTGGGGCTTCCCACTGCATCTTTCGCTCACTCCACTTGATGCCGGGGTAGATTTTGGGGTATAGCTCTTGGCTTTTCCAAATAAGTTCCCGTAATTCCTCTGTAGTGTGGCGCAAAAGCAGCCCAGAAAACTGTGGGTGGGGCAAATACCGCAAAGGATCTGCCAACATTGCGTAGGATTTACCTCCACCAGCAGCTCCACCGTACAAAACCTCCCTATCTGCCGCCGCCAGAAACGCTGTCTGCGGTCCGGGGTTGGGAGCAAAGATAATATTCTCATTCTCTGCTGTCGGCAAGCTCTGTAGCTGCCCGCTCTCTGAGGGCGACGTAATGATCGCTGCGGAAGAAGGGGTTGGTTTCTTTGCGCTTTGTTTTTTCTTCGTACTCTTCAATTTTGTTGAGCGCTTGCGTGAGCCTTCGGGCAAGCTCCCTGTAGTATCTAGCTTTGCTCTTATAGGACTGCTCACTTCTTACCCTTTTTAATAACCCTGTGTAGGTGATGCTCCTGCCTGTTCTTGTTGTTAACCAAGCTGCTACCTGTCTGGCGCTGTATTTCTTTAAATGCTTCTTTGCCTGCTCTAGAAAGTCTAGCTCCAGCGGGATCGGCTTCCATACTCCCTCATCGTCTGGGTCCTCTTCGTATCCAAACGGTGCAACCACGTAGTTGATGGGCTTAGGAATAGACACCCATACATCCTCTTCACGAGGCTGAGGCAATATCCAAGTACCGAAGTCTCTTTCATTCTGCTGCATCTTTTGCTGGGAGAATCATGATACCGTTGCTGGCCTGAATCTCCATCTTCTCTGTCTTAACAACACCTGCACGATCTAACAGATCTTTAGCAGCGTTAAGCTTCTCTTTGATGCCAAGCTCTGTTGGGTCAACCAATCCACTAACAACTGCCATTGCCGCTCTAGGAGCGTTGGTTGCAATGTACAGCTGAGTGGCCTCAATGATCTCTGCCTTCAGTGTGTCCATGATCATCTTAGTGGCGTAGCCTTCGCTGTAGCCAGCAAGCTTACGAGCCTTTGCAGGGTTGCCACCAGCCTCTCCGAAAAGCACCTCAATGAATTTCTGCTGCTGTTCGTTTAATTCTCTCTTAGCCATATTGTCTCTCTTTATTGTCTAGATGTGGGGTCGTAATATTCTTCAACAGTGAGGGTGGCATCAATGGTGGAGCCTGCCTCTGGTGTGAAGCAGATGTGGTCACCAGCATTCAATGTTAAATAGCTACCATCTAGCTTTAAGAAGTTGTAAGCAGAAATAACATAGCCGCCAATAATATAAAATTCTGAGTCGCTGTGTGAATTGTACCATTTAATAGCTAGTGTTTTATTACCACTGCCTAGGTTGGCAGCAAACAGCAACACAATATGTGAGGTGTAGTTATTGGGGCAGGTGTAGACGATGTTTTCCACACCCGCCGTGAGCTGCATGCCCACACTTCTACTCTTGAAGATGTTGCGATCCATTACTTCTTCTTGCCAGTTTCTTCACGAGCTTTCTTTTGCAAAGCTTTTTTCTTAGCAGCCATCTTGTCTTGCTCAGCTCTAAACTCAGCTTGACTTTGAATAGGCTTCAGTGCTGCTTTAGGTTTATCTTTCTTAGCGGGAGCATCTCGGCGAGTTAAACCACGCTCTTTATTTAATAAATCCCTTAGCGTTTTATCTGTACCATACTTCTTCTTAAAAGCGTCCAGCTCTGCTTTGCTAACAAACACCTTACCGTTCTTAACTTCTCTACCACCAAGCATTTTCTTCTCAGTTTTAGGCGCTGCTTTAGGCGTTATTTTAGGGGCTGCTTTTTCCTTTGTTGTTGAACCACTAGGTGCTACACCGCCACGGCTATCTTTAGCTTCTGCTTTAGGTTTAGCTTTTGCTTCAGCTTTATCTTTAATCGCTGACACAGCACCTACTCCTGCGGCGGCTACATTCGCTGCTGCCGCTGCTTTCGCAACACCACTTGAACCTTTTGATTTTTTTGCTGCCGCTGCTGCTTCTTTAGCAATATCTCTAACAGGGCCTCCTTGACCTTTTGCTTTTTCTACCTGCTTTGCTATACGCAATATTGATGCATCAGTTACATCATTCATGTTTAGGTCTTTAAGCTTCTTACCCTTCTTTAAGGCAGAAGCGCCTCTAGCGAGAAAAGGTGCCGCTCTAACTATTAGTGGTAATACCATGATTATTTACTCCCTGATGCTTTAACACTAGCTCCGCAATTTGCGTAGCCGCCTTTTGCCATCTTCTTAGCTGGCTTCTTTTTATCCGTCAAACCAACCATCACAGCAACCACTGGTGACTGGCGGGTCATCTCTTTCTTAGCAGCAGGCTTCTTAACAGCACCACCTTTAGCCATAGCACTGTCCTTCATCATGCTGCCGTCCGGCATCTTGTGCATGCCTTTCATTTTAGTGGCATCGCCCCCGTACATGTAGCCCTTCTTCTTAACAGCACCACCCTTAGCCATTGTCTCACCGCCCTTAACAGCCTTGTCATAGAACTCAAGCTCAATGGCGTTGGCTCTATCTAACATCTCATTACGAGCTTCCTGTGGAATGCTCTTGTCTTTTGCTTGCGCTCTTAAACGCTTAATCTCTGCTGCCGCTGCTTTCTTGTCCATTTTGTTTCCTTGGGGTTGTTAATCGTTATGCACGATACTTCTTTGCTTTATCAGCCACCTTCTGGGGCTGCTTAACAAACTGCTTACCTGCCTTATTGCCAGCGGCTTTAGCAGCATTCGTCGCCTTCTTCTCAGAGGCCGTCAACGAATTCCATGCCTTCTCAGGCAAATATCTTTTCTTCCCCTCTGACGGCTTACCATCCGAGGTGGTCCACTTCTCTTTTGTCCATTTGCTTAGGCTCTTCTGCTGACCCGTCTTAGCGCCACTGTAGCCGCCACCAGCCTTCTTATATTCAGCTGCCAATAGCTGGGCCTTCCTAGCACTCCATTCGCCAGCGTCGCCCCCTTTAGAGGACGCCATCACCTTCTTCTTCAACCGCTCACGCAGCTCTGGTTTTGTATAACTCACCACTTAACCTTGTCTGCCCAGTAGGCCGCTGACGTCTTGCCTTTAGAAATGTTAGACGCATGACGGGCTTTAAAGCTTTTCTGCCTAGCCTTGTCCTTGGCTGTTGATGGCGCTGCACCAGCACCTTTAACACCCTGCTGTCCAAACCTAATTAGCTTAACTGTGTCACCTTCCTTCGCCAACACAGCATGGCTCTTCGTTGGGTGGTTGGGGGTTCGCTTTGGCTTGTTATAGCCAGAGAATTCTTCAGCGCCTCTTTTAATCATTTTGTAACATCGTAGTGACAGAAAGCAGTGAAAGGGTTTTCTTTGTCTTGGTTAACCAGCAGCACCTTGTTAACACACTCTTGCTCTGTAGCTATGGAAATATTATGTACCACCTTAATCTCTCCTGTCGGGAAGAACAGCATCAGCACCAAAGCTATCTTCATTTCTTACTCCAGCCTTCTGCCTTCATAGCCTTCTCCACCTGTGGCAGAGGAATAACAAACCCTGTGTTCTTCTCCAAAGCAGCTCTAACATAATACACATCACTGTGGTAGAGAGAAACACTATCCATCTTATCTTTAGCAATAGCCGTCATAGCTGCACTGTAGACAGAGAAGGGAGGTATGTTTAACAATCCTTCTTCTTCTAGTTGTTGTCTTGTCTTTAACATATACCTATTATACAGTAATACTTTAGTCTTGTCAAGACATAGGCTTCCTAAAGGTGGTATAGAGCAGATGTCTATACCAACCTGTCCCAATGCTGTGTGGTCTGTAGATAAGAGATAAGAAGATAACCATTAGTAATTATCTTATGTTCTTAGCTACATCCTTTGTTCTTATCACATAGTGAAATAGATCTGTAGATAAGAGATATAAGATAATCTATTAGATTATTATTCTTAATCCCTGCTACTTCCTATGTCAATATCACATTGTGAAAGACAAGACGTTAAACACAGCACCTAGAAATCCCATAAGGAATATGTTCTTTTATGGTAGTCGTTAGGTCCACCCCCATTGGCAACTACTTTTAACCTATACCCATATTAAGTTAGGTCTGGACAGTGCAAGGTGTGAACACTGCCAGTGTACGAGCTTGATAGAGAAGTTGGCCTACCCCTCTACCAGTCCGTGTCTTTTCTCTTCAGCAGCCGATGCAAGCTCATTGTTTCATAGCACCCAGAAGGTAGGCTGTCACAGAAATCTGTGGCTATGGGGTATGTTATACAGATTTTTTGCAGCGGTGTCAACAAGTTTTTGTAAAAAGTTTTCTTGGTCCTGTAGGGGGCCTTCATATTCTAACCTTTATTGTAGGTAATAAAAGGTGTTCTTAAGTTATTATGTCAGTTGTGCAGATGAACTGTACGTATACACAGTGTCCAATCTAAAAAACCCCGTGTGTGGGCGAGGCTGTATATATATAACGCCCACCCCCCACCTGTCCCACACCCCCGCCCCCTCTGGCAAGCCTGCGCTCGCCGGCGCATGAGTGACTACGTCACGGCGCAGGTAGATCTTTATGGACTCCCTGAATTCACTTGAATACAAAGATCTTCAATGCATTCAAAGGGTTAGAAAATCCTTGGCAACTGATTCAAAATCAGTGTCCTACGGAAATTAGGGACAGAAAACTGCTCATTTTTTAAGCACACCCCGTGAAAACCCTAAGTCGGTGTATAATTTTTTGTAGTACTGTCCGATGTAATACTTTCCAGCTTTTATTAACTACGTTAATAGTCTTTGATACTACCATTGGCAGAACCGCCGATTTCCCCTTACGAAGTAAAGAACCGTGCCAACTTTTTCCTCACAGCTTTGCTGTCATGTGTGACGCCTACATCATGATGATCGTGCGAGGCAAACCGACATCGCCGAAAAATGCCGCCGAAAATTACGTCTTTATATTTTTAATTTTTCTCTTAAGCAAAGCGAAAGAGGAAAAATTTAAATATAAAGACTTTAGAGAAAACCACTTTCAAATCCGCCGAATATCACTTCGGTAACAGCAAAGCTGTGAAGCATCGCTGACTGATCATTAACAATCTACGATTGCCGTCAGTATGCTCTGGTGACAGCGGAGCTGAAATTGGGCAACCTTGCTATGACATAGGTTAAAGTCATAGGCATTCTGGTAGATGATTCGGATAATCTGCCCATGCTACAGCATAGCTGATTGGGGTCGGTTGGCACTGACTGCTGTAGCAGAAAACAAAATAGGGGTTTTCCCTTATAGCAATGCCCTGAATTGCGTTGTTATAATGGAGGCTCTTCGGCAATGTCGCCGCTATTTATCCTGAAAGGATACACAATGAAACTCATATCCAAAACCCAAGTCACTATTGGCACTGAAGACTTCCTTGTAAAGGTTTACAAGGACAGCGATTGGAACGAATATGTTTGCCGTTTATTTATAAACGGTACTGAAAACAAAGACGCCTCTTATCATACTGATGATAAGTTGGATGCACTGGATACAGCTGTTGCAATGCTTCGTTTTGCTTCGGTAACTGCTTAATTTTTCCTGAAAGGAAACATCATGTACAAAACCAAAAACCTGCTTTCCGTAGGAAACGATGCCAAAACCGTTAAAGGTGAGGCACTAGGTTTTCTGACAGGTATTTTATACCTGTTGCCGTCAGATCAGTCTGGCTATCAGGTTTGCCCTATGGCTAAGAAGGCACGGTGTGAAACACCCTGTCTCAATTCTGCAGGGCGAGGGGCTTTCAATTCGGTGCAGCTTTCCCGTCTCAATAAAACCTTATGGTTTTTTGAAGATCGTGACAGCTTCATGGCTCAGTTGGTTAAGAACATTAGTTCTTTGGTTAAGAAGGCTAACAAACAAGGTTTGTCACCAAGGGTGAGGCTCAACGGCACCAGTGATATCCGATGGGAAACCGTAAGGTTTACTGTTGATGGCACTGAATACAGCAACATCTTTCAGATGTTCCCTGATGTAATATTTTATGATTACACCAAGGATGCAAATCGCTCAGAATTGCCTAGCAATTATGATCTGACGTTTTCTTACTCTGGTGTAGACGAATTTCAACCTTATGTTGAAAAGGCACTGGATAAGGGTATGAGAATGGCGGTTGTCTTCCGTAAGGAAAATCAAATCCCTGCCACTTTCCGAGGCATCCCCGTTGTCTCTGGAGACAAGTCAGATGTTCGTGACCTTGATGATCAAGGTGTCATTGTTGGGCTTTATGCCAAAGGCAAAGCGGTGTACGACACCACTGGCTTTGTTGTTTAACCAAGGAGAAAAATTATGAATTTTTTACGTAAACACTTCGGCTACCGAGTCTACGGATTCGGCTACTCAAAAGAACACCGCACATTCTCTCGCCGTGAGGCACTGGCTTGGGTCAGTTGCTATGACGAAGGGGCTTTGGTGATTCGCCGCCACAAGGTGGTGATGGTCAGACGTAGTCTGTTTGCTTAGGGTTTTCACCTATAGCATTGCTCTGATGCAGTGCTATAGAATGAATGTCCTAGGGCGATGTTGCCCTGCTCTTCCTGAAAGGAAACACCATGAAAGTCTTCGTATACTTCAACCTGCACCGCAAGTGCTTCAGTGTTAAGGCACTGGAGGGTGCTAAGAAGGGGCGTGTCGTTGCTCATGTCAACGATGCCATCGTTTACAACCCCACCTTTAAGGTGTCGGAAGCAGGGCGGCAGAGGGTGCTGAGAGAACGTAAGAAGAATGTCCATGCAGGAGTTGTTGGGCAATGGTTTGAGGGTGAGTTCAACGCCAAGCGTTGTGCTGAGTTGATGGAATACACTGGCAGAGCCGTGACCTATAACCCTTATAGGTTTGACAGCTTTGTATACAAAAACACTGAGACGCCGATCAATGATCAGCCTCGTGTCGCCGCCTTGCACTCTGATGGGGTCAAGGCATCTATATTCGCTAACCTTTAAGGAAACACAATGAAAATAACTGAAGCCTTGGACATCATAGATGATGTTCGCATCAACCTGAGCCAAGGGTTGTTAGAGACGCTGATGATCATGGGGGAAACCCCTGATTATTTCAGTGACACTGAGATGGTTGCCTACCGTAGGGTGATGGTAGACTTTCGTAAATTACTTGCTCCAAAGGAGGACAGCAATGAATGAGTTGTACGATCAAGTTGAGGAACTGTTAGACGAACACCATGAGGCTGAGATCAGCGCTCTGTTAGGTATCTCTGATACAGTCGCTAAGCTA